CACCACTCCCACTCCACTTCAATCCCAACCTTCTTCAGTATAGGCAAGTCATATAATGCATTATGAAACAACACTTCCCCTCTGTACCTTGCCATAACCCCCCTCAACATTTCCATCACGTCTTCGTCTTCTACCAACACAACATACCCTCTCCCTGGCCCGGGACTCACGCTCAAACACCACGGCTCCCCTCGCAGACTTGTTGTTTCAGTATCTATAGCTAATTTAGGATAATTCCTCAAAGACCGTATCAAATACTCATCCCCCACACCCAACCTTCTATAATCAACATTCTGTCCTAATTCATCGACAAAATCCTCGGGCACCACTTCCTGATTGATCGTCTTCACGAGGCCGCGAAACCCGCGCCATACGGCACCGTAGGCTTCTGCGTTATGCAAAGCTGAGGCGGGATGTTGCACCGGCACAACAACCCTCTCCTTCCCTGCCACAACGCACCGCTTCGGTATCCCATTGTGCGACTCCAGCCCCACCCCACTGATTGTCCGCGTGGCTACAGCCCCTATCAACCCCAATACTTCAGGATCACATTGTTCAATAATTTTCATCAAATACGGTAAACAACACTCCACTTCCTCTGGCCTCGGATTATCCCCTTTAGGCTTACACCTCATGACATTCTCAATACGGAAATCACGTCGAGAGAGACAATTCCTGCGCAGTAAATTATCAAGCTCCCACCCCGACGGCCCTACAAAGGGCTTCCCTTGCTCATCCTCTCTCTTCCCTGGTGCTTCTCCGATGAGCATCATTCGGCAGGGCTCTATTGGTTCAATCGGAAGTGGGCCCTTACACCCCTTCCAAGCTCCACACTTCTTACAGCGGTTGCCAAGAATAGGTCTCATTTGTTCCACCACGCAGCCAGTTCCAGAGACAGGAATAGTATGAGTAGTGCTACTACGCGGAGTTCATCGCCTACCAACATGATTCCGTCTCCCAAACACTCGTCTTGCGCTCTTCGCTATTGCTCTCCCCACACCCTCTACTTCCATCCACTCCTCCTCACTTGCCGTCACCATATTCCAAACACAACCAAAATGCTTCGCCACCACCCTCGCCTTCTCAAAGCCAATCCCAGGTATCTGTGCCGCTATCCTCTCCTCAATAGACGACCTGTAAATGCGTCGGGTGTTACATTTCTGTTGTGGCAAACAGCTCCTATGCTTCTCAGGCGGCTTCCTCCACCACTTATACAACTCGCACAACACCCTCACCGTCCCCTTCACACCCTCGGTAAACAACAAATTCATCCCCCCGACAATCTGTGCCGTAGACAGCATTTGCAGGAACTGTGAGTATCTAAACTTCCTTCCTTTCAGCTCCCACCATCCACCGCGTCTCGGCACCAGCAACACCCCACTTCTCCCTTCCTTATACCTCCCCTCAATCAACAAATAAGCTACATCATAATCCTCTTTCATCTTCACAAGCTGCTCCCCCAGCCGCCCTGACAGACACGAATTCACAAAATCACTCACCGTCTTCCTCTCAACACCAACCACACTTCCTTCCCCAACCCAGCACACGTCCCCCGCGTCCAGGTGAGACAGTTCCGCGCGAATACCCATATCATCGAAATACTTCACCAACTCCTTACTTCCGACTCTGTCATCCACAAATATCACTTCACTACCTCACGGTTAGCGTGACAAGAATGCCGATGATGAAGCAAAGCAGCTGTGTCACAACACCCAGCTCTTCCATCATATTTGCTCCAGTAATGTCTCAAACCCAATCTCATCACCTTCGAGTATCCAATCAACGAGATCGGGATCGTGTCGACTATCCAACACCCTCATCTTAAACACGCGGTCTTCTTGGTCGAACCACAAGTCGAGGTTCATCTGCACCACATAAGGCGTGTCCTTAAACCCCGCTCTCACCAGCTTCCCCGTATATCTGTCATTCACATACTCCCCAGACTTCTTGCTCAAAAACACCGCGTTTTTGTTAGAATCCTTTATTGTATTAAGCAGATTCCTCATCCTGCGATTCACGGGGCCATAATGATACGGTTGCACCTGCTCCAACTTCCCGAGCATTGCCATTCTCAACAGCTCCCACATCTCAGTCTCCGTATCAAACACCAGCGACTTCACTTCCTTACACTCAACCGCCCTATACACTCGCTTCTCTAAATCATCCCACTCCGCTTCAGCTTCCCTCTGTGCCAACTCCACCCCTCGCCTGAACTGTGCCACAAATATCTTCTTGTGTTTGAATTTCTTCGCGACACCTTCCAGACCGACGTCGATGTCGAAGTAGGCTATGGGGTCCGGTGCTGTCAGAGCAAAATGAGTCTTCCCTGACTTCTCACTCCCTGCCGCACACACAATCAGTCTATTGGTTGCCAAAGCCAACTCTTCCACTTTTACGAAACCATCCAGGTTCATCTTCCACCTCCTTGTATTTGGTGAATAGCATTCAATAGCGGCACCAACTTCATTTTGTCTTTGCGCTTCATCTCAACCTCAACAGCTCGTTCCAAGACTTCAGCTACCGAGTGTGGAACAACAATTGTCCTCACGTGGTTCGGGTCACAGTTGTGATGAGCAGCCACAATCACCCCGCCATTGGCCTTCCGAATCCCAACACAATTCCCACTCCATGTACACACGGGTCGGTAATTCCCGAGACGCAGTGCTCGCTTGCGTGCAATCTCCCTCCCCTCACTTGCACTGAACTTGTTACCATTCCTACACAGCGACCACCCTGCCGACAGCCACCATTCCTCATTGAAGCGAAAACGGAGTAACAAAATCACCCCCCGTTTCTTCCGCTCGACTCCTTTTCGTATATAGACAAAGCGTTCCTCAGGTTCCATTTTCGGGATTCTCCTTCCAATTTCTTTTCTTCACCAATTCCCACGTCTCATTCAAAACTTCCTCAGCCGAATATCCGCGTCTCGCGCAGAAATCCAGCAAGTAGATCATAATATCCCCCACAGCATCCCTCTCTTTCTCCCTCAAATCCTCCCCTTGTCTGATTCCCTGTATTTGTTTGAGCAGAGCATGCGCCAACTCCCCCACTTCCTCTACTATCCCTATGAACTGGTCAACCCCACACGCCCCCGACCTCGATCCGAAATTGGCATACGACCACAGCCACACTTCCTCTTGAATCTTCGACAACGATTTCATCCTTCCATTCTCCTTGCTACTTTCACTATCATTTCCCAGTTCTTCCTCAACTCGTCTTCATCGAAAATGAGTTCCCATTCCTCAGCGAAAGGCTCAGGTGGGTTCCAATTCCCACACACCCACAATATCAGCATGACGCATCTGTCCACGCCAACCATCCAGCAATAGCTTTTGACTTGGGTCATCCAGTACCAATCGGTGGTGGGATCAAAGGCTTTCTTCCACTTCGCCTTACACTCAACCAACACAACACTTCCGTCTGGGCGGGTCTCCAATCCATCGGGACTGCCTATAATTCCATCACACTCAACCTCACCAGGGAGGTGCATAGACAATTGGCGATCCGCCCAGACCTTACTGACAACGTCTTCCCAAACGAACCCGACCTCAGCCCAGTTGCCGGAACCTATTTTTTTGGGGTATTGAGGTTGAATCCCCGCCAGCTTGGCACACTCGCGAATAACATCGGTCACGTGCAAGCCGGCGGATCTTTCCTGCCCACTTCCGGCAAGGCTTATCTTCCTGTCGAGTCGTTTGGCATACATGCTTCTACTCCGCCAACTTCACGTCTCGACCATCCACTTCCACTCCATCCAAGCCCTGTAAATACGAGGACTTCATCACATCCTTCTGGGCTTGACTGATAGCTGTTTTTGACGCACCGGCCTCTTCCAGTGCCCCGACTACAGCCTTCATCAGTTTGACTTTAGTCAGCGGGCCTTGCTCGGCGAGGATGCCAAGAATCACTTCCTCAACATCCACTTCCACTTCCGCTTCCTTCACCTTCTTGGGCCTCCCTCTCCCGCGCTTGGGCGCCTCCTGTTCCAGCAGGGCTGTGGGTACGAGGATTGTCCTTCCCTGAGCCCCATCCCCTTTCGGCAACCCAGGTCTCTCGGGTGCCGCCACTTGCTCTACATGGCAGCGAAGGCCAATGAGGAATGAGCAATCATCGGTGATATCATCCTCGTTGAATCCGGCTTCTACGAGGTGGGAGAGAAAGAACACGAGGTTGGAGGACTTATTGATACTCCTCCCTTCCCGTCCCTTGCCCACGGGCACAATCTCTTTCCCGTTGGCGGACGGCTCCCAATCCCCGCGCTTCCCTACCGTGTAGTATTGCTCAAACTCACTTCCTTCCTCTGCACCTTCGAGCACTTTCATACCCACTCTCAGCGCAGGCACTCCATCCCGCAGGGTTCCCTGGTAGTCGCAGAAGGTGAATTCAGCTTCAGTGAACTCTACATCCGCGCGCTCCAGCACAGCCCCGCTTACAGCATCACTAGGCTTCAACGATGCTCCCATAATACTTCTCCTTTCCTTTGGCAAATCGCCTATACGTTTTATCCGCTTTGCAAACCAATTAGGAGCAAAGTCGGAATAATTCTCAAACCATTTCTCTACAACATCATCCAAGATGTATGTTGTGCAGCGGTCAGTTTCAGTCCTCACCCCTCTCCCCACACTCTGAACCAGATTCTGCATGGTGATCCAATGGATATAGTCTTTGTCTTGCCTGGATTTGTATTGAATGAGAGGGTCCCCGAGGTTGGGGAAGGGGAGTTTCGCAATTATCTGATAATGGCATTGGTCGTGAGGGAAGTTGTGGCCTTGGGATACAGACGGCGACACAAGCACTGCGGGCGCTTCCGCTCGCTTAAAGACTTCGACTATCTCTTGCGCCCTACTCCCCCACCTATTGTAAAACAACCTCTCCCTATACCTACTCCTCTCCACTATAAGATTCTGCAACTTGTAACTTGTCGTATGAATTATCCCCTTCTCATTCCCTCTAGCCTCTATTATCCTGTCAATCTGCTCCGTCAATTTATTCGCATCCAAAAACAAACTATACCTACTCAACCTCGTTGTCGGCAAATACAATACTTCATTATTCTCGGGCGGAAACAGACTCGGAAACTCCCGCCAAATATAATCCTCCGCCCCAGCTTCCTCCAAATGCTTCGGTGTCAGATTCGCCGAGAACAACCCCTTGACCACACCCTTGGGGAATAGCGCTTCCTGAACCAAGTCCTTTTCCAGTGAGGGTGAGTAGAGAGTCACTGTGCCGTTTGTGCGGAAGCTCTTGAACACCGAGGCACGGTAAATAACACGGGTACTATCTCTCAGTCTCGTGAGTTTGGATATTGTACGCGCCCTATCCAGGGTGTAACAGTCCTTTGCATAGCGTGACAGGACGGCCAATCTCCTATCCAAACTCCTTGCCAACTTCTCTGCTCCTTTACGACTCAACCCGCCATTAACCGGAATATCACATTCCTTGAGCACAGTCACAGGCACTTCCACACACGCCATCCTCTCAAAGATACTATTTATCTGGTGAGCCTCATCACAGTAAATAGCCTCGAATTTGCCAAGTGGACTGTTGTCGGAAGCTTGGCATTGAGACCAATAGTGGTAATTCGCCACGACTATGTCACAGTCCCTAGCTCTAGCTATAGCTACTGAATAGGGACAGTCATTGTCTTTGTATTGACATTGCAACCCAAGAGTGCAAGGACCACAATCACAAGCTAGGCGTTTATCCCGCAGGCACTGGTACGAATTCCTTCCTGCGATATACCCGAGATTGAGTTCGGGAAAGTCCGTGAGCAGTTGTTGCTGTAGGGCTTTAGTCGCGGTGAGAATAAGAGTCCTTTTACGTCGAATACGCGCCGCTCCCATATACACCGCCGACTTCCCAGCTCCTGTGGGGAGAGTCTCGGCCACCGGTAATGTTGAGTTTGTTAATAGACTTTGTAAAGCTTCTTTTTGGGTTGGTCGCCAGGTATCGAAGGGGAGGTGTAATGCGCGTGGGGATTCGGGTATCATTAGGCCCTGGGCGCTTGCCGGTCGAGGGTGGAAGTGCAAGGAGAACCCGGAGACAGCATTCCGACATACCGGCAAAGAGACAATACGTTATTGGGTTAAGTTAGTCAAGCTCTCCATCGAAAAAATGGACTATTGTGTCGAAGGCACCAGCGTCAAGCCCTGCCGCCAACAGACACTTTGGATCTTTCGGGTATTCAACAACGGGCTTCGGTCGTGTCAGCATCAAGACTGCGACACGCACTCTGCCATAATCTCTCAAAGTCCTACTCAATACTTCCCACCCTCGCACTGATTTATTATCCGTGAGTATCAAGATATTGGCGTAGTCTCTTTTGGCAAACCGCAGTGGGAGGGTCAGGTCCATGCCACCGGTGAGATCACAACATTCGTGTATGGCCCTGGTCAGTGAGGGTTTATTGCCCAGATTCAACATCTTCATGCCTTTACGGTCGTGCCCTATCACAGTGAATGCCTCCCATTTCCGCGCTATGGCAGATAACAAAGCTGCGGCTGTGACACGGGGTTGACCAGGGTAGCAGTCCACAACCACCAATGTCCTATTCTTCGGGGCTGGCAACCTCGCTTCCGCTGTGACATGGAAAGCGTGTTCCAGAGCAGTCAGCAGGAATGGTGCAGCCTCCCACCCTTCCCCATTCCCATACTTATCCCAAGCTTCATACACTTGGACAGGGTGAATCTTACTCCTGACCAATACCCCATCATCGCATAGAAGGCTTGCTACGGGCTCACCAAGGTGATTTACAGCCCCACAGGCTGTTATGGTACCCAGATTCTGAATCAAGACCCCTGTGGGCGTTCTCTTGATCTGATGCTCCCAGAATCGCTTATCCCGCAGGTGTTTGGGCACGATCTCCAATGGCACGACAATCATGTCCTCTACTTTTTTACAGACTTCCAAGGCATTGGCTTTGGGATTCTGGAATGCCAAGTAAGTGTCAAGCAGAGGATCAACCCCAGTCTCCTGCGTAAACACCCACCGGACCAAGTCCCTATTCATGCAGGAATCCAACACTCTGGGGTGTGCCACGCGGAGAAGGTCTTTGTGTGTCCACCCATACCCCCTCGGGTACTTCACAAGTTGCAGTGCCAGTGCAGGGTGTTCTGTGTACCAGCGCGAGATCGCTCTACGTACGGAGCGAGGACAGGATTTCTTCCTTGACAGTTTCCGGTACTCGGCGAAGAACCGGAACAGATCCCACCCAGTCTCCACCAAAGGGCAAAACGCATTGACAGATGCCTCTTTATTGGTGCCCCAGACAAACGAGGCCGCAAGCAGGACCACAGACGGAGTCCTCCTTACCAACCCTCGCTTTTTGAGCCTGAGTGCCAGATCCAATACTTCATTGGTATCCTTTGTCAAGTATTGTTTCAATTTGTCAACTTCTATTACACTTAGCTCCACTTCGTTACAAAACCGCACTCTCTTGAGGTTACCGAGGGTCAAGTATTGTTTGAGCATCACACACACCTCCCGTAGGTCTTGCGTTTATGCTGCTTCTTCGCTTCCGATCCCCTGGTTTTACACTCTTTCAGCAACTCTTCCTTCCTGGGGTACTTCGGCCTCCCGACCATCAGGATCAATTTCTCACTTGACTCCAGACGCTCTCGGGCCATCTCTATGTATTCCTCACAGATATCAATACCCAGATACCGTCGGTTCATGATCTTGGCCGCGACACAGGTTGTGCCCGTGCCACAGAAGGGATCGAGTACCAAATCCCCAGGGAAGTCCTTTACTCCGCCATAGGTATAGAGCCGGATCAATCTAGCTGGGAGTTTCAGCGGGAACGGTGCCGGATGTTTACTTTTCCGAGACACGTTCTCGGGGTACATGAACCACACTTGCTGAGTGAGATCGAGCCACTCCTCCCGCGAAAGCTTATTTGCTTCCTTGACTTCCTTGGGATATTTCGGCGGGCTCCCGGGCTTCACAAACACATTGATAAACTCAATAGTGTTGTTCTCAAGCAAATTACCAGGGTAGGGGTAGCTGCCGAACATGAGCTTCGACGTCTGCTTCTGCCAGATGAACAAGCTATAGCGAAGCAACTCAGTCTCAGACATTATCATATACTCTATGTCATTATTGATATTCTTGATATGCCGTGTGTGTTGGTCACCAATGATTGATTTTGGGATAGGTAGAATTGGAGTGTTAATGGCCAACTTCCCATTCGGACGTAAAACCCGCTCGCACTGTTGCCAGACTTCCAACAGCGACAATAAGTAACTCTCATACCCTCCGCTACACTGTTTTGTAGCTTTATTGTATACAACAGCTGACCAATACGGGGGTGAGGTTACAACCAGGTCTATGCTTTCGGAAGGAAGAGATTTTAATAATTCAACAGCGTCACTACTAAATAATTCATTGGGGCTCATTGGGTTCTCCTATTTTTCTGGGGGGGAAGTCTGAAGGGGGGGTTCCCCGAAGTTGTTTTTAGTGATACGCAATTATCGTACCATTACCAAATTTCCGCCAAAAACCCACTCTAACTCTAGTCAAATCAGTTTTTTTGAATTTATTTTTGAAAAAAACCACTGTGTCATAATGGCCTAGTGATTTTTTGAAATCGTGCCTAAATGGCCCAAAGTAATTTACTATTTTTGTCAGGTATTATCTTCAAAAAATTATTCGCGAGGTATTTTATTGTTGAAGTCTAGTATGTAACAAAACGTTACAATTCGTATTATATTTTTACGTAAGTGTAACACGTTTCAACCACCCTCGAAGTGTGCGTTCATGGATATTATTTTTTCGTGTGAGGGTGATATAATGGTGCCCCTGCTCCGCGTTCAATGCTGTCAAAAATGCTTCACGATCTCCAGTGTCAAGCAGTGTCAGGAGCGCTGCGAATGTCTGGTGCCCCCATATTCCATCCTCTACAATATCCCTAAACAATTCTCCTTGGCGGTTGAGTGCGTTTGCGACAACCTGTACTGATCGAATAGCAATAGCATTTCCACAATTAACGGCAAATTCAAAAATTTGAAAAGCCACTTCCTGATCCGGTTGCCGATCCCCCCACACGACCCGCCAGAACTCATTGTTGTAGAAATCGAGGACGAATTGCCAAAGGCGGGGACTGGACCCTATACTCTCTCCGCAGTCGACGCGCTTCCACCCAGGCCATTTCGGATGCAAGCGTCTGGAGATCCCACAATAAGTCTCACCACCAAAGTCTTTGGGGTCCCTGGAATATTCCCCTTCCAGTTCGAGTAACTTACTCAAGGCTTGAGACAGATCCGCCATGACTCACTCCTTCAGCTTCTCATCTATTTCCCTTAGTTTCTCGTTTACATGCTTCAGCTCCTGCGTCACCTTTTCGACGAGGACGGCGTAACGTTTGTCTAATTCAGCTTGCATTGCCTGCAAGTCATTCAGTGTTGCTTTGTTGTAATTAAGTTGCGCTGCGACTGCATCCAGTTTGTCTGCATGTCTGACCTGTGTGGCCCATAATCCGGCAAGGAAGACTATTGCAAGAATAAGCGTTCTGATGTTCTCCATAAGCCAGCGCCCAAGTCCGTTCCCATTATTACGCATTGTTATCTCCTTTCTGCCATGTATTTGATTTCTGCTTTCAATGCCTCAACTTCGGCCTCAAGCTCTGTAATCCTCTCCTCCTGCCACTTCGTCATCAGCACGGTCTCATGAAGCATGGCGGTATCTCTCCGTCCGATTGTCTTCACAGTTACACTCCCATCAGTCGCGCTCACAATTGCATGCTTCGCTTTCCACCGCTCAGGAAAAGTGTCATCTACGATAAGCTCAAACTGACTCGGCGCAAGATTCGCTTCCTCTTTAATCCTCTCAATACAATCAACTGTCGTGAGGACTGACTTTGCCTGCACAATTGGCAGTTTGATTTCGTATGAGATCTGGTTCGAGATCTTCCTTGCTTTCCTCTTCTCAAACCCTTGCGGACGAATGGCCTGGAAAGCCGCCTTAATGGATGCTTTTTCATCCGCAGTTATCTCGTGCAGCCCATCCTTATTTTCGGGGAAACAAGCATAGGTATCCCAGCCGTCGGCTATTGCATTCCCTCCGCCCTGCTTCACGGAGAGTATGTTTGGTGGGTCCGTCACCCCAATACCAAAATTCCCATCATTGTCTATTACCGCCCTTTGTTCAGCTCCAGTGCTTGCCGTTTTCCCCGTACTTGGAGCCGTGTAAAACTGAATCTCTGTTGCTGAGGTTTGGATTGACGATTTGCCTCCAACAACAACGATATTCTCACCGTTCTCATTATAGGCTGAAATCATTAACACTTCCTCTTCACTTGTGTCATAGGCGGGAACGATAATACCTCCATGTTTTGCAGTATCATCAGCGTTGCTATCTGTAATTCTCAAAGGCCAATCGCCAAGAATATCTACGAGAGCTTTTGGATTCGTCGTTCCAATACCAAAATAACCGTTACTGCCAATAACAGCCTTATCCGACGTCCCTATCTGAAAAGTATGCTTACCCCCACTCGGTGCTCTATGCACAAGCCGATCATTACTATCTATCCAAAGCATAGACTCAACGGAACCTCCAGAATTTCTACCTTCAATTCGATCTGAATCATTCCTATTCAAAAGCACATCACCAACAACCGTAAGTCTCCTATCCGCAGATGTCGTCCCGAGAGCGACGTAACTCTGCGTGCTGATGTCATTCCCATCATCAAACGTCCAATAAGTCGATGAGGTACCAACACGTTTGTCATCTGAAAGAATAATATGGTCTGTCGATGTGATCCCATCAAACGTCGGCGTACTCGTCGTCAGCACGTTCTGATCCATATCATATAACTCATTCGCTCCCTGCCCCGTATTCAATGTCGAAGCAGACAACCCTCCACTAACACTCATCCCTCCTTCCAGACTCAAATCCCCAGTATCGCCATTAAGAATCATAGCGTCGGGATTCGTGTCCGAGTGCCACTTGAAGTAAGCATCGGAAGTGAAGTCGAAGGCAAGTGACGAGACACCCAGCTTATAACTACCACTATAGAGAGATATCTTGTCCCCAGTCAGATCTGGGAATTGAATCGGCGCCGAGGCAAAAATAAGGGTTCCTGGTGCCAACCCATTCCAGGTAGGGTCAATATAAATATCCCGCGCTGCCGTCCACATAGCATAGTCCCCGTTGTGGTGGAGCCAGAAATAATCATCAAGCGCTCCTCCAATCCTCACCCCACTATACCCTCCAAACCCATTCATCACGGCTACGGAATTACCAAACACGGCCCCAGACGGCGCCAATACTTCCGCCCCAGCCGGAACAGTCCCTATTCTGAGATCCTGAAACTCCCCTGTCGTGGATGAAATAGTCGTTGTCACCGACAACACACTCACAGATACTTCACCGGTACCAAAATTGATATCCTGATTTACAGGGATAGCCCCGTTGATATCCACCTCGGGATTGATACCGTAGGCCCTATCCCGTCCCTGTGCCCAACTAGTGCTTGCTACCAACAGCATTACTACCAGAATCTTCGCTCTCATCTTGCAACCTCCGTATTTCCTTTTGTAGGCTTTGGATTCTACCCGACAATTCGCTTTGCTCGGCACTAAGCCTCGTAATTGCAGCATTCCTCCTCAACAACTCCAAATACAATTCATTCTTCAACAACTCCTCGTGAATACTATCCCGTTCAGCTCTCAGCAACAGTATCTGATTTAGGAGCTGCCGCACTTGCTCTTGCAATTGCTGCATATCCGCTCGTGCCTGTTGAAGCGCTTGTACGGGTACGGCATCAAATGTCCGCGTCGCATTCCGTACCAAACCCACGTCCTGTGCCACTGTTGTCAAGCCGAATGCCAAAATCAAACCCAACACATAATTCTTCATTTCCTTACCCTTTCTATTATTGAAATTTGGTCAAGTTTACGTAATAAGTATTACCAGGATCGCTTGCAAACTCAATCAATAATCGCGGCGTTCCCTGCCCGTTGAAGTCCAACCACAATGCTCCAGATCCTGACGGGATAGGCAGAGAGTTGTTTGCTCCGTCTAAAAGAAACAAAGTCGCACAATAAACCCCGCGTTGGTTTGAGCCGAAATCCCCCACTTCAACACCACTGTATGGCACACTCAGGGTCGAGTTCATAACATGTGCACTGCTGGGGTTGGAGTCCAGCTTCAACAATGTGGTTCCAGCATTGGATTTGAAATAGATATCCCCGTTGGAGGTCCTTTCACGTATAGATTCTACACCCAAATATGTTCCGCCATTCATCGTGAAGCTATCGCGGTGATCCCCCCAACTAAATGCAGCATTCCAATTGTCCGCCTTTGCCAACCGTGCTTCGTCCAAGGTCCCTGATGTGATATTATCCGCACTTGTCCACGGTGTACTGCCATCGCTAAGCTTTTTATCACGCAAATAATTGACCTCGGTTTGAGTGAAGTCGTCAGCTGGCATCACCACATCCAACTCGCTTCCATCCCAGGTCAAAAACCCCCCAGCTATCTGACTCCCTCTCTCGGCATAGGCTGTATCCCAGTTACTGGAGTTGTCAGCAATCAGGGTATATGCAGGCCCTGTCGTTCTCACCATTATCCCCGTGCCGGATGAGTAGTGGAAATCCATTGCTGCTTTGACATTATCCCAATCAGTTACATCGGCACCGTCCTCAATTCCATCCAGCTTATTACCATCGCCTGAAATATCTCTACCATCTACAAGACCGCTTACCGATATGTTGCCGGAAACCGTCACGTTACCAGACACACCCAAGCTCGAAAGACCGGAAATCGTCCCTCCCGATGCTGTGAGACTGTCAACGGTTATGTTATCCACATCCAGGGTATTGGTGTTGTAGTCGTAAGTGAATGCGGCTTCTGACGACAACGTAACCGAGTCCACCCAGAAAGCCACTCTCTTATCCGCTCCACTGCCTCCAACAGAGCCACTCCCACCCCCAGCTATACCATCCACATAACCCTTGGTAGCTGCGTCATCCGCAAGTGTGGGAGTATCGAGATTTGTGATTTTGTGACCACCAACGTCCAACTCCCCACCTATATTTAATCCTGCTTGGAATGTATAAGTCGAAGCCGACGCAAACACTCCTGCCGTGATGTCGCTCGCAGGGTGTGTGTGGTTGCCTTCCAGAGCATAGCGTCCGTCGAGATCCTCGAATTGGTCCGACGTGCCGCTCATGTGGGCAGTCAGGATGCCTGTGTTGGTATCAAAGGACAACCCTGTCAAGTAATAGTTTGGCTTGTTCGTCCACTGCAAACTATTCCCTGCTCCAGCTGTCAACACATACCCCGCATAACTCGTACCGGCATCCAATTCGTCATTTGTCACAGAATTACTTGGTACGTCTTGGAGAAAAGAACTTGAGTCTATGCCATCGAGGGTGTCGGCATTGACCGAGGTCAAGCTTGAGCCATTCCCCGAGAAATTATCGGCTGTGAGTGTGTTTGTGTTGTAGTTGTATGTGAAGGCTGCTTCCCCAGACAATGTCACGGAATCAATCCAATAGGCGACTTGCTGATCTGAACCATACCCACCAACGGACCCGCTCCCGCCTCCGGCAGCTCCGTCAACATAAGCCTTTGTAGCAGCTTCATCAGAGAAAACCGGTGATTGCAACCCCCTCAATCTCCCAGTACTTTGTAAATCAATACCAGTAAAGTATCCGGTTGCCTCGGCGATCACTTCCCCTGACAGAGCATCTATTTTGAAAGCATCAGTATTCTCGTTGGAATGGAACTTATGCCACCTGTCCGAATAATAGTCAACGTCCTCATAACTCACAGCAATCTTGTAGACACTCCCATAAAGGTAGATTTTGTCGTCGTAGGTATCAGCACCAAACTGAAACTGTCCATTCGCTGTCACATCGCCCCCGCCAATAATGTCATCCTTCACCGTGACGTCACCCTCAGTGCCGTCAATAACGAGCAAGTCACTCAGAGTGTCGGAATGGAATCTGTGATTCAGATCCGAGGTATAGTCAATATCATTCTCCGACACCCCTATTTTGTAATTAGCCCCATGCAGATACACTTTATCCCCGTATGCGTCGGGGGTAAAGCGCAAAGCCGCATCCGACAAAAACACATCAGACCCATCGGGGTCGAGATACAAATCCCCTGCTGTGCTCACATACCCATCCCCTCCGCTCTCATACATAGTCACTTTCCAAGGATTCCCTATCTGAAAACTCGCACCGAGAATTGTTGCATTCGGGAACAACAACTTCGTAGCTCCTACTGACCCTTGCACTGTATGAGCAACACTTGTAGCCGTCATGACTTCCCCGCTCAGGGACCAATCCCCGTCATTCCCAGTAATCCCACCCCCACCTCCTGTGGCTGTCAAATCATACGTAACCCCGTTCTGGTCCTCAAAATATAACTTGTCATCATCTGTGTCATAATAAACCAACCCATACCCTGCTATATTCGTCGGGGTATTCGACTGCCCCTTTATTGCTTGATAACCTTCTATGGTCCAGGCTGCATCAGTTATTGCCCCCACTCCCCCTTTCTTATTTGATTGCAAATACAAAACCTCGGTGCCGTAGTCGAGGTTGCTGTCGCGGAGACCTATAGTGAGTCGTGTGTGTGCGGCACCTCCGGCATGTGACCATCTGTCAAGCAAAAACTCGGCTGCCAAGTCAAAGATATAGGTGCCGTAATACCCACCCTCACGACCGAGTACAAGTGCTGGCTCGGGATCATTCAATGTCCCGTCCGGTTCAGTGCTTCGACTATTGGTGCGGAAGAACCCTGGTACAGGTCCATATCCTCCAGCCGTGACACTATGCCAGTCGGATAACGAATAATACCCCATAGCATATAAGGCTTCCCCAACCTGAAATCTCGCTTGCGCATCTTGGTCACTATCCGTAACCGAAACCCTCCCATTCCCTTCTATATTGATTCTCACTTCATTACTCGTCTTGAATCCAAGCGCATAACTATCGGTATTCCCCAATGTCCTATCTGCTCCCCCAGCCTCCCCTCCATTCTGAAAGTCAGGCTCAATCACCGCGCTGTCTACGTAATTCTTCGTAGCTGCATCACTATTGGATTGAGGCTCACCAACAGATGTCAATCTATGCGAGCCAAAGCTCACACTGCCGTTGAATGACCCGCCGGAACCAAAATCCCCTCTACCCCCCACCTCTATATTCCCTTCAAGAGACGCGCTCCCAACATCAGCATTAAACACAACTCCATTCAGGTTCTCGTCGCTGTGGAATCGAAAGTAGAGGTCGGAAGTGAGGTCGAAATCCTGTGGTGATATCCCGATTTTGTAAGTATCTGAATAGAACGACACCTTGTCCTCAAACTCATCCTCAAACACGACTTCCGCCTGAGGCACAATAACCCCGCTTGCAACTCCGCCCCATGTTGGATCGAGATAGATATCCCGCCATGAACTTAGTCGCACGTAAGCCCCGTCATGGTATAAACGAAAATAGTCTGTTGCGTCTTTGCCAATAAATATCCCACTTTGCGGGCCAGTCCCGTTCAATACAGCTATTCCATTACCGAAGATCGACCCTGTTGGTATTAAATTTTCTGCATTGTCCGGCACATCGCCCATACGCAGATCCGTCAGATATCCACTAGCCGCATGAATTGCTCGTGCCGCCGCGAAGTCCCGCTCGACCGTAGCATCCCCAACATCCGCATCCAACACCATTGCGTCATTGTTCGTGTCTGAGTGCCATTTAATATATTGCTCAGACGTAATGTCCAAGTCATACGGTGAGATACCAATCTTGTACATATCGGAGTAGAAGGTGATTTTGTCGCCAAGATAGTCTTCAAACACCACGGTCGCGCACGGCACAATAACTGCATTCACCGCACCCTCCCATGTAGGATCAATGTAAATATCACGTGCAGACATCCACCGCGCGTAACTCCCATCATGGTAGATACGGAAATAATCCGACGACTTCCCTACCTTAATCCCAGCATCACTGCCAAACCCACCAAATATATGTACGGAAGTGGCGTCCAGGATATTGGCATGGAGTGTCCCCAAGATCCAATTATTGGCGAAGCGCGACAGGACCCTCGGGTCCCCAGGCCCAGGCTGCCCCTGCACACTATTTGGTCTGATAGTGCACCACAACAGCAGCACCATCAGGAGGTGTAATGCGAAATTCGATGTTCTTGAGTTTCCCATTAGTATCCGCCCTCTCGTAGTATTGCCCATAAGGGTTAGTGTCTGCGTCATAACGTGTCCAAGACTGCGTCCCCACAGTCACTCGCGTTGTTCCTGGCACAAACTCATCATCAAGCTCCACCACTCCGCCATAGCTCGCATGACTATACTCTACTCCATACACTTGCCATTGCCGCTGCCCACTAGCTAGGGCTCCTATTGGCAACAGATATCTGTGCTCGATAACGTCGGTGGCAGCTGGTGGTCCTTTTACAAAACGGTAATAGCGGTGGTTCCCGAGCTCTTCGTAAGACAGCCCAGGCATCTGCCTAAGCCTATTTACGTAAACCTGCAAAGTCCCTTCCGCGTATGGTTGCTGGGTGCTAAACAGATTAACCTCACCATCGGGGCTTATTGCCGGTCGTCTGTCCGAGGGACGATTAAGCATCCCATCCGAGCGAGGCTCGATATAGTCGTGCCATACGACATCAGTAGCGTAGGGTGTCCACGTGAACGTATACCCCTTCCGGTCCGAATCCTCCTCATAATCAATACCTCTGCGCATAATTCTACCATTTACAAACACGCATAGGGTCCCCGACGCAAAATTATACTTCGTACTGAAATGCTTCTGCCCGTCCCCTGTCCCCTCGCTGGGCACTTCGCCCCAGTGATGCGAAACAAAGCCCCAAGACGTGTAGGGCTCGAAACGGTGCGTTACGACTTCCCCTTGTCTCGGGGCCACCATCATTGTGTAATACCCGCCTGACTCATCCACTGTGTAGTCTATGTCTTTGTATTGGAGCAAGCCATTCACCCAAACATCGACACTGTCGGGGTTGACGGAGTAGGGGAAGGTGAAGATAGTCCTGGAACCATCTGGTGTCTCCGGCGGCGACTCAGAGCCTCCATTTGAGGCAGGGAAGAGGTTCAGCCAGCTGCCTGTGGCGGGGTCGAGGACTTGAAGCACATGCGTCCAGCAACCGTCCCTGAGTGTGGCATTATCTCTGAACCCAAACTCCCTCGGGTCTTTCTGCTCGGCACCATCAGGCAGAGGTTGCCGTACAATTACCTCATCCGCCACCAAATATCTGACTTCTTTGACCAGGCTCATCTGACTCTCTTAGGCTAATCCCACTTCCACCCAACTCGACTCATTCCACACCAACAACTTATTCTCATCCTCAACCCACTTAATCAATCCGGCAAAGGGTGAAAGAAATGACCAAAGTCCGTTGTGGAAATAGGCAAGATCGTTATCCAAGGCTCTCTCGCCCCAACCATCCGAACCACCACCACCAGAGGCTACAATATACAAATCCCCTTCTGCGGGTGACGTCGGAGGAGAAGTCCTCGTCCTGTTCTTCACGGGTGTTAATAGAAAAGCTGCAAGAACAAACAGATTGGTGTTGTAGTGCTGGTAAGCAGCTGTCGTGTTGGAGCTGAGTAATGAAAGGAAACCGTCTGGTGTCCTAGCCATAATTACCTCCGACGTATGGCAAATGGGTACGCATCACTTCGTCTTACCAAGTTACGGATATAGGCATTCAGTGTGATGCCATAACCTTGTGACCAGAGATAGAGTTTGTTGGTATTCAGATTGTGAACTATGTCGTAGAAGCTCAATGCGAAGTGAACTGTCCCGCCCACGTTTCCCGTGTCCGTAATATCCACACGCCACACTTTCTCTTCACCATCCGCCGTACTATCTGCCGGCAATACCATCTCCACCCACAAATGCGAATCAGAATACCTTGTCTGAAACTCATGCCATATCTCCGCAGGGACATTTGCACTGGTGTCAATGTATATGTCGAAACCTTTCTGTGACCCTATTGCCAAATCCTCACTATACTCCCATTCAACACTGATTGGCGGATAAGGCGATATTGTGTTTCCGTAAAACGTGTGGACAATCATTTTCACGATATCGAGGCTATCATCCCTATCCGTTATCTTGAGCCTCTGCGAGACGCCTATAACACTCCTGTCCATAGGCACCCAACCCACACGTATTTCCCCGTCATTGTCCCGCAAACAAAACACACTCTCCCCAACAAGATGATCGCCAGTTTTCGTATTGGTACCAAACATCCCCCGCCACAACTTCGACAAGGTATAGGTACCATCACCATTATCCTCCACCCTCTCAGCCTGTATTATTTCCGTCCCGACCAAATAAACATTCGCTTTCTTCTCCAACTGTTCTTGGCCAGACACTGATCGCGGCTCAACCAGATCTGTCGTATTAGGCTTTATCACAACATCATTAACTTCATCCACCACTTCGCATGTTTCAACATCATCAAGAGCTGTCTCTGCTCGGGCCAAGAACGTCCCGAGGGATTCAAACTCACAAATCATCTGCCAGCCGTCTGTCGGAGACGGATTACTCAGACTTGTCTTCCATACTTGCGCTCCACCACCCAAACCCGCTTGAATGGCATCCGCATTAGGACACACTGCTATATACATTCCTGGCCTGCGCGGGTCTGTGTGCTCAGGTGCTATAGCGGGTATTTCTAATATGTGGAATTCACGAGTGGGAACCAGTAATTGTGTTTGGGTTCGTCCCGAGGGGATGATGCCGGAGCGGTCCGAGTTATACACGGTTGGGTGGTCTCTGGCAACTTTGAGCTCCAACCTCCCCGCCGGATCATAATTCGTGCTCACGACACGCAATCTATACGTTTGTGAATTCACTTCCACTTCCAGAATATCTGAAGGTTCATACTGGATGAGCGTGGGTTTGAGATACAGCTTCGCCGTCCTGTTACTCACCCAGCGCTCGGAAAGCAAAGTATCGGCTATTTGTGCTGCCTTATCGTGTTCCAGAGCCAGGGGCAGATTGACCGTCTCTGTCGTGAAGGAAGTTGACAGACCCTGGTTGCGCTGAGCAGCTTGCGTGGCTGTTTGATAATCAGAATTAGGATCTATGTAGGCAACTTCAACACGGTAGGGCACCCCAACTTCTTCTCCCCCCGTGGTTGTAATCCAATCAACAAACTCATCATACTCTTTCATCTTGGCATAACCCAGATCCTCCTCAGTCAAGTGCCCATCTGCCTCAATCTTACCCCTTGACACAAACTTGATCTTATCCCCACTCTGGTAATAGTCGAAGAAATAAGCCTGTCTCAACATAGCCAGCGTATCATTGACACTCTCGCGGTATGTCAGCTTCATACCTTCGACTTCAATTGAACCAAGGTTGGACTCCGAAAAGTCCAAGTCACTTTCCGACAACCCCACACTCTCACACAGATCCGTAATCACACGTTGTACCGTCGGTTTGTTACGAACAATGGTGAAGTTGTCCAAATAATAAACCGTATTCACTTTACTTCCGCCTACTTCCCCGCCAATCAACCAACAACGTCCTCCTATGCTTATTGACGCGGGATAGTCTGTGTAATTCGGAGGTGCGAATATGGTTGGGAGTTGTTCCCAAACATTTCCATTCGTACTTACCCAAGTCTCGACCGAACCCTGCTCTCCGTTAATCACAGCCACCAGCTTCCCCTCAAAGACATCAGGGTTGGTCGGGTCGTACTCCCCAGTCGGTTCCGTAGCATAAGCAGCCACAACCCTCTTGCTCAAATCAGGCCCGAGGTTGGACGCATTATTGATATTCTCGGTACAGGGACTGAAACACCAGGTGTACCATTGCTGCATGGCCCCTACCGTATGTCCCTGCTGGACTATTCCGGGAACGGGTTTGTAAAGCTCAAAGGTATGAGTCTGTGTGCTCTCATCCCAGATGTGGTCTTTGATATTGTAGGGTTGGTCTTTGACGACAAGAAAGCCGCCGTTGTAGTAACCGGAAACCTCGACAAGGTCCTCATTCGCCTCAACTATAACCGTATAAGTACCCCCATAGTAATCGTCCGTGTCGGTTGCAACAGTACCGGAATGCAAATTACCGTCAGCTGCGGTCACACCCAATCGCCAACACGCATTGCTCTTGTTGTAATTATTCAGATTCAAACCACCAATACAATAAATAGCACCTTTATAACCTACAAGGAAATGATCCATGTAAGCATCAGATCCCCAGCATTCTTCACTCCAACACGTTGCGCAAGAGGAATAACTTTCAGGTCCGATAGCTACAATCTGTAGCGTCCACAGATCAGTCTTGGGAATGGTGCTATTGTATAAACCCCCACAGAAAATAATTGCACAGTCCGGCACCTGTCCAGCATAAAACCCTCCCATTTGTTTCGTAGGAACAATGCCTATTGCACCAAGACCCTCCCTGTTTTCGAGATCTGGGGCATCACCATAACTTGGTACATCGAGAAGGGGACATGTTTGAAGTAAAGGCCGCCAGGTCCCGCTGCTTTCATGGACATTAGCTATCATAGCATAACAAGAATGCTCTGAAGAACTCCATAGACAATCAGAACCACCAGGGAACATAACTATACTGTGACTGCCAGAAAGAGCTGCTGCCTTGACATTACAACCACCCAGAGCCCATTTTTCATCAATAGCAATATCGTGACCCCAATGCCCGTCAGATGTCCGCGTCCAACATTCTTTAGAGTTATAGTCAGAGGCAGTCACCCCCCCAATAATCTTGAACCCACCCTCTTTTGGCACACACCCTGCTCTACTCACAAGCGTCCCAGGGAAGACATCATCAGCCAGTACCCAAGAAGCTGATGCATTTACATTTTCATTTGTCACCTCAAAGGTTGCGATAGGAATATGTGCACCATAATTCGTGATCCTGTACCCCCGCCCTCTGACGGTCAGATGTGCATCGCAGGAGTCTTTGCCGCTCTGGAATACGGCGTAGGCAATTCCAGGCTCAGTCGGTACAAACGCCTCCTCCTCTATGACTTTTATTACAGACGAAGCCGGCTGCGTAGTCTTCCCCAAATAGACCATAATCGTGCCGTCGTTGTTGGGGAATCTGATGTAAGTCGGACTTTCCAAATCATCAGGAATACAGGTTGGACCTCGTGGATTATCCCTGTCATAAACAAGCTTCCCGTCCAACCAAATTCTCTTGACATCGCGGATAGGGCCTTTACATATTGCTACGGCCCAGCGCGTGTAATAATCCGTAGGATGAGATCCCCGCGAACGCTTTACTATATTCCCGCTCCACCATATAATCTTTCCTGCAACTCTCATCCTCCCCCACACCCTCGGAATATCCTCACCATAACTCCCACCAGGTGTGTATAAGTCTGCATTCAGGGAACTTGTCTTGGGCTTAGCCCCAGGAGTCGCAGCTACGCCGAGCAAAAACCCTGCCTGAATGGCCCACCAAGCGCCTCCGGTGAGGAAGCCCAGGACCAGAGCGCCAAAAATACCGCCCAATAATTTTCCAAACGAACTGCCCATGAATCAGACTCCGTATTGAAGTGTTACATCCATCCCTGGACAATAAAGTTCCCCATTGAACTTGCTCGTGTTGGCAAACTTTGTGGCACACGTGGACCAGGATAAGTCACAACCAGCCTGTACGGTGAAAATGTCTCCAGCGGAAATTGGTGCCCGTGTTGGTGTCAGTAAATAGAAGGTATGGGTGGTCCCCGTGTGATTATGCTCGGGTATTTCCATTGATTGCCCCGCATTATCCCCCGTATTCCACGTAACCTTCCCCATTGTGAAGAAATTATCAGTATCGGGGTTGCCTCCAATACAAGTACCTATTTCGCTGTCGTCACAAGCAAACACCATACAAGCATCCGACCCTACTCCAGACACAGTCCCTGTCGTCGTATAATCCGACAAATCCACTCCGCAAATATCATCCCCCAACGAATTCCTGCACGTGGCCTGAATAATCTCCCCCACTTCCTGATCCAGTTTCTTGATTAGAGGTGCCACATCGAATGACACTTCGTTATCCAATGCTTTCCAATTATCAACGTAGCCTTTGAAAAACACACCGGAGTTACAGTTTGCAGCATTGCTATAGTCCGCTAGCACCATTGTCACATCCGCATCGGCAAACTTTCCGGCGAGGACATCGCTCAATACTATATCATCGGTATTGTAAGGGACCGTGACATTAAACCCCGCTGTCTTCTCGCTGGTACTGGTCGTCGCCAACGTTGTCATTGTGATAGGCGGGTTACTCACATAGGTATCAGTACCAATGGTGATTGAGTTGTGGTACGTCGTATAGAGATGTTCGGTCAAATCTCTGCGCACTATTTTCACGCAGAGCGCAAGTGTCAATGCGTCATTCTCCAAGAAGGCAGTAAAAGCATCTGAAAAGGTTTTCATTCTCTTACCTCAACAATTCGCGTATCACATTCGACAAATTCAATGTTTGAATAACGCGAGTCCAGCGCGTATTCCTCAAACTGTACCACTTTGTCGTATTGGAAAGATGCTCGCAGAAACTCCCCAGTTGATAATGAGGAGGATAAGGTCACGATACCTGTGTCGTAGTCCACGGTGTAATCGGTATCTTCGGTAAGTGCACTCCAGCTCCCGCTGCTGTATTTATCAACCAACACGGTCACATTACTTCCATCACGTCCTACTTGGGCAGGGTGTTTGACAGTGCGAGTTCGCTCAAACCACAAACTCCCTCCACCACCATAGTTATCAGGCACGGGTCTCGCATCAGTATCCACAGTCAGAATCGTAAGTCCCCCAGCGTAATCAACACTTGATAATAGATACCAACCAGCGCAGTTTCCCAGCATAACATCCGTCACCTCAAACAAATCTCCTGAGGAAAATAGCCAACTATAATCTCCCTCAATGGTAAATGTGTCTGTAGCCGCATTGGAGGACTCAATCTCGAAACTCGCTCGGTAATCATCATAGCGTTTGAGCAACTGATACTCGTCATCCTCCGCAGGCCCAACCCCAAACACCTCATCCTCACCAATATAGTCATAGTAATCCATGAGGAAGAAGCTGTTGGTCGCGCCCTGTACCAGACGGAAGAATGCGTCCAGTTCTTGAAACTCAGCAAGCGTGAGTTTGTGTGCCAACTTCCACACACCAAGGGGCTCATCCCAGAACGCCGCAGCAATCCTATACCCACTCTTCCCCTCGCTCACATACCCCTCGAATGTCTCCTCCCTACGGAGCTTATACGTGATCTTTGACGGAAACCTCTTCTTTAACAAACTCATTTCACACCCCTGCGAAAGCCTCCTGCATCTCTTGTTTCACGAATGGTATATGACGACGGAAGCCTTTACCTGTAGCCGCACCAGGCGGCATGATGATATTCACGTTCTCGACCGTAACCGTCTTCCCGAAGTCAGACTCAATCCTCCCTGACACACGCGGCGTGAAGAGTTCCGGCCCCCTCTCCCCTACGATATAAGACAAACCCTTACGTACCGCACCCCCAGCCTGCCTAAACCCCCCGAACCCTTCCGACATGACCCCTTGCAACCAAGAAGTCAGTGGTCCGGTAATCACCCCGCGCACGGCTACTCGTGTGAGGTCGGCAATGATGGCATCAATCAAGCCGGACCAGTTGAACTTCATCGTCTGAACCATTTGAACAAACGCATCCTCTATATTCTGAAATGTACTGGACAAGGCCGTGTACATATTCTGTGCGGCATCCATCGCACTCTGAGCATAGTCCTGCATGGCCACAACCACTCCGGCAGTCCATTCCTTCGTGAGCATCATATTCTCACGCATGGCGTCCTGGATCTGCTCCTGAAGCATGGTCTGTAGTAACAAAAACTCTTCTTGCGTGATTTTGTTTTCTTCAGTAGCTTGCTTGAGTATTTTCAAGTCGGAGGTCAGTTGCTGCACAGATCGTATTTGTGCGGTATAATTCCTGAGGACATCAGCGGCATGCATCCGCTCCGCAGATTCCATCCACGCATCGAAAGCCTCTGCCATTCCTTCCAAGGGTTCCAAGGTCTCCCCGATCAATTTGTTGGAATATGCAGCTTCCATTGCAGAGACTTTCCACTGCTCCCATCCCTCGGATATAGCCCTGATGACAACCTCGGTCTGCTCCAGCTCCTTACGCAGATCATCTATACGCGACTCCCTCACCCACTCCTGCTGTTTCTTTATCAAGTCATCCACATAACCTGCGTATTCTTCGAGATGGGGACGGAGCTTCAAATCTTCGCCTATAACACCGAGGTCGTATAAAGACTCGTAAGCTTTCTGCGCTCCTTCATCCAACCCCGTCCATAATAAGTTTAGCTGGAAGTCCAGTTTCTTTACTTCATCTGTTATTTGGACAATTTCTTCAGGAAGGGCTTTGAATCCTTCCTCAGCTTCCTTAAATTTCTCTCGCGGAAAGAACTTCCCCGCAAGCAAGGCAGCAACTTGTCCACCACCATAATAAACAGCAGCTGCCCCAGATAATATCTTCGCGGCATCCTTAGGGCTGAGTTTCGCAAAAGACCCTGCCATAGTCTTTGCCAAATCCTTACGCTCGAAAGCATCCAGTATCTCGTTCTTGAGTCGACTGAATAAGCTATTGGGATCTCTCAGACCAAGTATATCAGTAGTTATTCCCCCCCACATTGTATCAACTTCCTCAGCCCATTCCTGCAATGCGCCATAAAGCGACTTTTTGAGTTCATCTTTGTAAGCCGAAGCTGCCCCTGCAACCCTTGCCGCACGTCCTACAGTTCCCAATACAGGTATTTTATCAATAAAGGAAAGAATCCCTGATTCAGGCTTGGCCGCTGCTTCCGCGACCTCTGGGCGTTTGAGTAAATCAACAACAATCTTTAATACATCAGCAAGTAGTATAAATGACCGCGCGATAATTCTTACACTAGTAGCAAGGCCTGATACAAATTTATTAAGGCGTTCCCACATGTCTGTTAAAAGATCAGGAATTTCCTTCAGAAACTCCTTGAACTGCTTCCCCAACCAAGAAGGCACAGCCTTTGGTGCAATGCCAGTATAAAAATCAACAACAGCGTCCTTCACTGCAACAACCATATCCCGCAACTTTGACCAAATGGCAAGAATGAGCGAGCCTACAGTACCAACTCTCCCGCCTAAGTGAATCACGGTATCCCACTGAGATATGATATAAGCTGTGATTATCGAAATTAGAGAGCCAAGTCCTGAAAGCGGTGACCGGATAAAATCAACAATTACTTTCCTCAGCCCCACAGTCCATAGCTTCATTGACTTGAAAATTTTTGGTAAAAACCCCGTGTATAGGAATAAGAACGACATCCCTACCATTTCAATGGCGTCCGCCAGTCGTTTGAAATAAGTCAATGTCCCTTCAGCTTTCAACTTCTCGGTCATCCCCGACCAGATCCTCAATATCCCTGTTATATGCCGAATAATCCCGCGCAGGAACTTACTCAACCCCCTATCCCCCACCTGCAATATAATCTCATTAAACACAGATGTCATCTCCTTAAATGCCCCCCACAGGTTATCGGTCATCCGCTTCATCATAGTCGCGGCTTGCCCTGACCCACGCCTAATTTCATCAAAAATATCCTTGATTTTCCCTTGCACACGGACCAGGATCGCCGCAGCAGACGCCGCCCTGATATCCAACCCCCTGAACAAATACTTCACATCCACCTCACTCAGCTCCTGTATAGTTTTCAACAACCCCTGCTCCATAATATCAATGTCCTGCACGGTCTTCCCTGCCGTTGCAAGCGAGCGCTTCAACTCATCCGTATTGGACATAATCTTTGCCAGCACGGACCTCAACCCCGTACCAGCACGTTCCGCCCGCACACCGGCATCACCGAATGCTGCCAGAGTTGCCGTGACCAAACGGAAGTCCAGGCCCAACTGAGCCGCAACGGGCGCGGCATACGATAGGGCTTCCCCAAGCTGCTCTACTGTGGTGTTGGCGCTTGTAGCAGCCACAGCCAGGGCATCAGCTACAGCTGCTGTATCAGAAGCTTTCAAGCCAAAAGCCGTTACGACATTGGAGGCAATATCAGCCGCCTTCCCCAAATCTATCATGCCAACAGCCGCAAGCTGCAACATCCCTGGCATAGCCTGAACAATCTCCGTCGTCTTATACCCCGCCATTGCCAACCAGCGCATACCCTCAGCGGCTTGCTGCGCGGAGAATACCGTTTGAGCTCCGAGCCTACGAGCTTCGTCTTCCAGCACCTTCATCTCTGCGGCAGTTGCCTTCGACACCGCCCCTACAACAGCCAAAGCCCGCTCAAAGTCAGCTATAGACCGCACTGCCGCCGTTATGGCAATTCCCGACGCCAATCCCGAGAATGCCCCCGTTACAAGGTTCAGCGACCGCCTCATAGCCATAGACGTAGTATTGAGCTGCTTCCCCATTTTCCGCATCTCCCCATAGAACTGGGTTGTGCGGGCTACGAAGTCTACGAGTACGGTTCCAACCAGACCTTTCATTATTTCATCCTTCGCAACTGTGGGGTGTTGGCGACCAACTTCTCCAACTTACTCTCTCGCTTCTTCTTCGGACTCTCCTTCATCTTCTTCTTGGACGCTCTTGTGATACCAAGAGAAGATTCCAGCTTCACAGCCAGAAGCAAGTTTTGGTTGCGGATATTTACGGCTGGGTGTTGGATTGGAAAGCCCGTACGGGGGGATATTGTGATAAGACCTTCTTCGGCCAATATCGTTTCACAATGCTCAGCTACTGCCAAACAGCGACAGTATTGGGCCAATACATGCCGCTCCAGGGGTAGCAAATTGGGGAGCTCAGCAACGTGTTCTTCAAACAGCTCCTGAGTCCGTTCTTGTGCGAATGCGTGTACAGTCTCCGGCTTAACATGCTCGTCTGCTACCGCATCCCGTGGTTTCAGCGACGTACCCATTATACAACCTTCTCTCCACGGAACGGTTTTTGTGGTTCAGATGCTGTCTCCAGCATAGCGCGTATGTCTGCGATCTGCTTCTCAATCAAATCCTCCGAACTATACTTCCATTCATCCTTCTCCCACTTCGGCATAAAGTCTTCCAGCTTCGGTGTGGTACCTTTCTTTGCATGGATACAGGCCAAGGTATAACATACCAATGCCGCGCCAATATCCTGTCGCATCAAACCAAAGGGATCAATCCTCTCGTACACGGCCCACTCGGACAATTCCTTACTGCTCATACTGTCGAGCAGTTGACTGATACTCATGCCGAGGGCAAGAGCTAGTCTGTGGAGGAATCGTCTCCAGTGGTTCCTTGCGAGTTTTTTACCAACTCGTCCTCTTCCTCACGAGAGATTCCAGACAGTTCACGAGCTTTCGATGCCAAGAAGTCGACGGCTTTGGCTGACTTCTTCGTCAAAATCTCGGCTTCGTTGTCCTTGAACAGCCTATTCCCCTTCTCATCAATCAAACACTTCACCACGAGGCTTGCGCGGACGTCCTTGAGCTTCGCATTCACCTTCCCGTCCTTGTCAATAAAGGACATTTCGTAGGCGTCTCGCTCTCGCGCCGTCAAGCCCCTCACCCGTGCCTTACCCCCAGGCCAGCCTGGAACCTCTCCTTCCCATATTTCAATATCGTTCATCTCAAGAATGGCTTCTCTGGTCAAATACTCCATCGCTATATCTCCTTTCAAGATTTATCATGTCACGGTCACAGCACCTGAAATTCGCAAGGTGAATGTGCCACCAAGCAATTCCTTAACCGAAACGTCAATAGACAATCCAGTGATATACGCGGAAAATGTCATCTCGGTCTCGGCGGTATTGGGGAATACGATTTTGAAATCGGTCAATTCCCGATTATCCATCTTCGTTTTCAGGGCCTGATGCGTCGTGTTATCAGGAATATACCCGACCTCAATCGTCACTTCCCCACCCGTCTTGATGCCAGGCAACAACTCCTCATACCCATTCGGGCTGTCCATGTGGGTGCAGTCGATAATTTCAGCTGTGATATTCGGCCCTGAAATGGAATGGACCTCGGCGATATCGACGAACGATCCCTCCCCTTGATCGTATTTAATCAGGGTCCCCAGCCCGATCATTGCTTGTGATGTTGTACCCATCTTGCAACTCCTTTCTCGGTTAATATCTAATTACGGCGAAAATCAACGCCGTGGCGCTGGATGGAGTGACGGAAGCTATATACTGCCCTGACTCCAAATACCCCAAACCAGCAACAGCCCCAAAATGAAAACAAGCTACTTCACTCGCACTCAGAACATAATCTGTAATATGAGCTGTTCGATTATTCAGTGGGGTTGTATTGATTGTGAAGGTAGCAGTTGCCGTATCACTGCTATAATCGCGATTCCGCACAAGCAAAAACTCCTTTCCTGTAATCGCGAATGTAGCCCCTGTCGTAGGACTTGCCACAGTCCAGTTCAGATCGAGACTATCCGCGTCAACAGGAACGGATACATACGGCCCCAAGGGTTCTTGTACGTCAACTTCCGTAGCCCAAGCATTGAGCCAGCATATAGGCAAAATCACAATAGCGGTAATTGCCATACTCAGAATACTGTGTTTGATTGCTCTCACTCTCATGTTTCACCTCCAGATAACGGTTATGGATACAGCCCCATACGGCACGTGAATGGATGTATCAAGCTGATCCGAGATTCCATCGACGAATAAACCCAACACTTCACTCCCTCCCATTACCCCCGATAAGAAACTCTCACAGGAACTCCTGATCCCTGTCATAATTGTTTCGACGTCTTCCTTGCACGTGCCGAAGACGTGGAGCAGGAAGGTGCTCTCAGTTATTTCAGAAGCTCCCGCCGTCAAATACTCCCTGTACTCATACTTCCGTTGTACCGTGACAGCAGGAGGATCTTCACCTCGCAAGCGCAGACCGTGGGGACGAACCCGACCGCCACACAGCGAGGCAATAACGGGTACTGTTTTCAGCCACTGAACGAGATCCGCAAACATCAAATCTCTCCGTGGTATACGCCGACGAATGCTTCACCGGCGGCTGTCTTAAACCTGACCCTCGCGACAATACAATCTCCGGTCACCAACGTGAACAAACAGAAATCCTCACCATATTTGTCTTTCTGTTCCGGCAGTTCCTGTATACAAAGGACTTTGTCGGGACTGAAAGCTATTTGCGGGAAACCCTCAGCCAGACCGGTCTGGACCGCGTGTTCAATAAAGTTCCATTCATTACTCTGTAGGAACATACCATATACAATCATTTCCAATGCCCCCTTTGGATCATCCATTTTCTGAGTTGCGCCATAATCGCGGCGAAACTCTGCGGGAATGTTTCTTCCAGGGACAGCAGCATCGTGTGGAAAGCGGGCATCATGCCACGGGAAGCACCTGATTGTGTATAGCGCATACGGGTGCCGAGCTCTATGAGATGAGATTGGTAGGCATTCATGCGAACCGATATCGTAATACCTCTGTGCTCATAAGGTTTCCGCATGTGTACCTTCACATTCTCTCTCGTATACCCTGTGTCTTCGGGCACAGTTTCTCGCACACGCCGACGTAGTACCTGAGCTCCGGCTCGCAACCCCGACCTGGAAGCATTTGTTGCCAGACGCTTCCCGAGTTTATTGATGTTCATAATAACCTCGTGGGTATTGCGAAAGCGTATGTCTAACGAAGACTTCATAACAACGATCCTTCGCGTTGCGTTGGGTATGATCCCGTCAGGACCAAGCCTTCCCGAGGAGCACCATATTCTGTTATCCCCTCGATAATGTACTTTTTGTCATCCATCTCCACGGCCCAGGATAAGGCAATATCATCCCGATGCCGTATCAGGAACAACTTCCTCACCCTCGTCCCCGTTTGATCTTGTGCGTATAAATCCTCCGGCTTCTCTTTCAGCACCGCCGCCCAGACTTCATCAACTTCTTCCCAAGCCGAATCACGCTGCAAGTTGGGGTCTCCATAAATATCCTCAGCCCCTGTCGGTTTGAGGAGCTTTATACGTATGCGCAGTGTGCCAGCTTGTATCATGAGAACACCCCACCTACGCGGTACATATTCAGGATGGACATTGGACCGAGAGGGATTGAGGCCTGCGCTGTGGCATACCCCGTAACCTCTCTATTGGAAAATAAATGCCCGCATATTTGCAATATCGCGTGTTTGATATCCTCAGGTACATCACCGGCGCCACCGTAGCCACAGACGAAAGTCACCGTGACCGCGTTCATCTCGTTGTAGGTTGCAGGCCACACATAATTAGCCTTGGGTGCGATCCTCCCTGGTTCCCGCTTCGTGTCAACCTGATATTCCGAAACCGACCAAGTTGTCTCCACGTTATTCGCGTCGTAATACACGATGCCGGGGACGGACTGTAGTGGTGGCCTCGGTACCCAGATGTAGTCGGGAGGGAACGTGTCCAGGTACAAATCCCAAGTCTGCGTGACAAATGCTCGACGAGTGTATTCCTCTGCAATACGCCGTGCAGACGTAATCAACTTCGTGAGCAAAGTGTCTTCGGAGGAGCCGTCCTCTCGGATGTGGCTCTTCACCTCAGCCAAGGTTACCGGCTCCTCCGCTGGCGCGCTGATAAGTCTGGCCGTCACCATCTCATCCCTCTACCATCCTTGTCTGTTGGACCAGACGCGGATGTAGTCGATGTGAAATTGTCGCGTTCCGGCAGCTCTGTTCTGAATGCCGAAATACGGACAATAGAAAACACCCGTGTTAATTGCTGATGCTACTGGGGCATTGACCAGATTGCCGTCGAAGTAGAATGTGACGGTCCCGTCAACACCCAACTCCACACGTAGCGTATGCCACGTCTGGGCCAAAGCAGCTGTGGTAATTGCCGTGTCGGTTGCTTCATAGGCTGTGCTCTTCGTGCCATCTTTGACACAAACAGTCCGAATGTGATCTGTCGTTGTGTCCGCGTCAAAGAAAAACACGGCACAGTTACTGGCAGCTGCCGTAATAGTCAGAGCACCCGAACCTACAATAGGAAGAGTGGAACTCTCTGCTTGTGCATCCGAGAACCCTACGTTCCAGGCGCAGGTTGGGTTGTCAAACCGCACCCGAGCTTCAAGAGCAGCTGCCATATCCGCACGCCATGCCACTTGACCCGCAAATTGACCGAGGTCGTTGTCGGCAGCAGCAGTGTGTATTGCCCAAGTTCCGCAACTCACCTGGCAAGAACTCGCCCCTACCGTTGCAAAGGCAAAGCCTCCAGGAGTTGCATGGCCAATTTCCCCGACTGCACCCTGTGGCACATCGAGGAACTCCAATTCCAAGTACTGGGGGTAGAATGGGTGAATGGTTTCCTGAGACGCGGAGTCTATGTACAAGAACCGCATATCACGATTCCGCGCCTCCGTACCCCCGAACACCACCCCGACGGTCAAAGCCATCAGGACTACGAGAAAGCTAAAACGCTTCATGATTATCCTCCCTTTATTAGGCAAGTGCCGTCGGAGGCGCATCGCCTGCGTACTTCAGGTCGAAGAGTTGGGCGAGCACTGCTCCAGTGCACGGGTCATCATTCTCGTCCTCGACCATAGTCAGCTCCACCCATTCCTCACCATCCTCGAGCTCGCTAGCTTCAATCGAGACCTGGTAGGTCTGATTCGATCCCGCCGTCATATCGAATCCAGTTGCGGCACACTCGGTCCAATTGCCTTGTGTGTCGTCAGAAGTACAGACTCGATAGCGGAATGGGATTGCCGTGCGGGAGCTCGGCGTGTCATCGGGACAAGAATTCAGCGTGACAGTAGATACCCCCGTACCGCCGGTACTTGTGCCTCGGAGGATTGTAAAGATAATCGTCTCGGCATTTGCCAATTTGATGACTTTGGTCCGTACGGTTCCTGCGAAAGCATCCGCCGCAGGCGCTAAGGCAAGGATCGGATGCTGATTCTGTATTGCGTTAGATGCACTCATCTTTTCTCTCCTTTTCTCGAATTATCGCGCCTCTAGGACGACGAATGGGCTCAGGGTGTCGGTTCCATACGCAGGGGTGAGGGCTGACTTCCACCACGTTCCGCCATTGATTCGCAAGACAAACCTGAATACGGATTCGTCGTTCACGAAGCGGACATGGATTGAGGATGCCGACTGCAACCCACCTTTCCGAATCAACACATACTCATCGAATGCAGCGAGAATGACATCCCCCACATCTCCCAAGGCACTAGCCTGTTCGATTGGGAGTACGGGTCTGCCAAACAGCGTTGCGTAAGGCGCTTGTGACCAACCTCCAGGCGGTAAATATACGGGGTAGCCGCTCGTACCGGACATCACGCTCAATAGCATGAGCTGAGGTTCGACTGATTGATTTATCAGCCACACGGCCTTCTCGCGGGAGCGGGTATAACACCTCCCCCACATCTTCGCCAAGTTCTCGGCCACGACCGTATCCGCAGACTGTCCGGCTTCTTTGGAGACGGTGACAAGTGCGGAGCTGTTGAGGATACCGAGGGGTTCGCCAGCTCCTGTACCTCGGATAATCCGGTCGTCCAGCTCGAAAGCCAGTTCCTCAGGTACAGCCTGCTGTACAACAGACTCCAGGAATACCGAGTCCTGGAGCATCTCGTTGGAGCTGTAAACCAGGGCTGCCAGCTTCTCCAGCTCCAAACCGAATTGGCGAAACTTCGGCTGACTGGCCGTGATAGCAGCAGCTTCCGCTGTCCAGTAACCTCGTACACCACCAAGGCGAGATCCCCGTACTCGCGAAGTCTCATCAAAGACGGGGAGTTTGATGCCATTGGAGTTGGGGCCAATCGGGAGAGAGCGGCAATAACTCGCCAATCGCGACTGTTCATACGTGGACTTCAACAGAGACGTGGAGTAGTCTGGGTTCAACAGGTATCCGCCGTCGGAAGGCACTGTCTCGCCAAGACCCGTAGCTGCACGCAGCTCCCTGTTGTAGTTATTCAGCTGAACCAGCATTTGAGGGTCAGCCTGGTCTGGATTAGCTGCCGCGTGAATGGCCCGTAATTGCTCACCAAGGGAAGAGAATGGGGAGCTTGGGCCACGAACATCAGTGACTTCCGAACTGGGCTGTGTAGCGGTCTCCACATTACCCACACGCGCACGCTTCTCCTCTTCCTCTTTAGCCTTACGCTCGGACTCCGCCTTCATGAGCTCTTCAATCTGGGTTGCATGCTCGGTTGCGCGAGCTTCAGCTGCTTCCTTCTCCTCAACCGCTTGGAGAAGTTCTTCCTGATGCTCAATCCGAACTTCAAGCCCGGTCACATCCTTGCTGTACTCGTTGATCTTCCGTCGCTCTTCATCATTCAGCGGGCGACGGTTGCCGTCTTGGTCCACGCAGCTCTCGTCGAGGATCAGCATCTTCTGCCGTACGTCTCGAAGCTTTGCGCGGAGCTCCTTAATCAGGGCACGTATTTCTTTGGAATTCATGTTAGAACCTCCGTCCTATGATTGCTGCTCGCAGGAGTTCGTAGCTTCGCAAATCTTCGTCTGAGAGTTCTGCGAGGCGCGGCGTGTCTTCCACGTGCTCCTCGGGAGGCTCCTCGTCATACTCAACATCGGCGTGTGCCAATTCGTATACTCCGCGAGCGTCCAGAACAAACGTTCCAGGAAAGGCCGGCTCAGTGACCAAAGCCACCTCAAACAACCTCGCCTGTCGAACGGTTCTTAATGGCGGTTTTTTGTTGTTATCCCAAACCTCGTCCATCGCAACAAATGTCATGGACATCCCATCGACATAAGAGTCGCGGACAAGGGATAAGACATCACGTCCGAGGGTGGTGTCAGGGAGTGTTATTTCTGCGCGTAAACCCACTTCGTCTTCGTGGAGACTCAGTGTTTCATTGTCGGTACGGCCCAGTAGATTGGACGGGTTGTGATTCCAAGTTGCTATTTGTTGAGATTCTTTTATTGTTTTTTTGAAAGCTCCACGTTTGAATTGTTCCTGAAACCAATCCCCTATTACCGCAATGTCATCAAATATATTTGCGTAACCCACAACAACAGACCTGTCCCTTTCTTCTTTTAGTTCAATATCAAGTGACACGGTCCGCGACTCCCTCACATTGTAATTCCTGTCCACTTCCCTCTTATGCTCCGCTACCCACGCCTTCGCCTCAGCCATCGTCCACCCCTTCGGATTCTCCTCAGACTTCTTCTGAAACAAATACTTCTGAATCTTCATCTTCCCATTCCCGTTCTTCAGCTTCCCTACGACAGCCAGTATCTTTCTGCCGGAAGTCTTGAGGAGAGTTATCGTGCGGAAGGTGCTGGAGATAAACTCACTCCTATCCCGTATTGGGATATGATGGTACTCGCCGGTCGGTGGTGTCTCAGGCATCGTCCTTGTCCTCTTCTTTGGTTTTCTGGTTGGTACTCTCCATGTTCAAAGGATGGAAGAAAGCGTCGCCGTCGGGGTCTTTGCGTCGCGGACGATTTTCCATCGCACGGACCTCGTTAGCTGAAAGAAACCCGCGATCCCAAGCTTCGGCATACGCTCTGTACCTCGTACGAATATCCCCCTTGAGCAGAGCATCGACTTTGAATTCCACAAGCATTCGCCGACGTTGTTCTTCGGGGGATAGTAGCTGGCAGAAACAGGCTGATTGCCACATGCCGAGGATGTTTCCGAGGGAGTAGGTGACGAAGTCAATAGAGGCTTGCTCGACATTCGCAAACGTCGCCCTCTCCCAATCCCCGACCTTTGTCGGCGGGACATTGAAGGACCGCGCCGCCTCCGTATTCTGATGCTTGCGACACTCGGTCATTTGACTCTCTTGTGGCGCAAACATTCCGAGCGGCTTGATATCTGCGCGTTCCTCAAGCACCCCAGGAATATGCCAATTACTACTCCCGCTATAATTCTTCGACCATCTCCGACGCAGCTCCTCGTGACGTTCGTCACTCAATATCCCCTCCACCTGGATTGCATAAGGAGCTGTCGCCCCCTGCCGGAAGAAACGGGCTGCATATTCCTCGGCAGCTAAGCTTAGTGCTATGGAATTACTATGCAGCTCGGCTTTACATAGACCAGTCAGGCCGTCCAAGGAGAACAGTCGGAGGTGGAAAATATCTCGGGATGTTTTTGTTACGGTCTGATTCCCCTTTGCACGAAGCTTGTATAGGATGTCAAATCCATCCCGTTCCAGAGTGACATGAGTCATTGGCCAGCCATATATTCCAACAATCATCTCCCCTTCCCGCTCCAACACAGCAACAGCATTCCCATAGAGAAGGGCATTCGCAGTCATCATGCCTTTGAAATCGTAAGCAGACTGGTGTGGGTTCGGTTTCTCATGAAGTAGGGTGTAGAGAGGGTGATCGTAAGCCACCTTCTTTTCGGAAGGGTCATCTGTTCCGCGTTCATATATAAACAGGGGGAGGTAGGCAATAATCCCCGAGAGTAGTTCGACGGCGTTACAATGGGCTGTGGAACGGAGGATATCGGCGGGAGTGATAGCAAAGCCCGCGTCGGTATGGAAAGCGGGACCGCTGTCCATAGCCTCGGCGAAGGCAGCTAAGTTCTGGAACGGTGGGTAGATACGTCCGGCGATCCTTGCTCGCAAGTCACGCCAGCGTCCTCTCAAGCTCTTATTGCGCTGTTGCTTCAACTTCCTTGGTAAAGGGAGTCAAAAAACGGATATCACGGGTTTCATATATGCATCGTTTCCCTTGTCCTTTCCTCGTCCAGCAGTCTATGGCGATGATGGTCGCCACTATCCCATCTATTTTATACACACTTCGCTTTTTGTCAACCTTAATGTTGTCGTTGGAGTCTCTGGCCACGACTGCGTTTCCAGCCATCCAACGCAGTATAGGATTCCCACCATGTCTGATCTTCCCTTCCAGGTACAGCCGCTCGAACTCTTTTGTGGGGATCGCCATCTGCATAAAGGACTGGGATACGAGAACTACTTCGCACAGTCCCGACAGTTCGGATTCCAGCATCATGCCGGTCTCATACCCCTGGAATAATCTGTCGATCCCCAGCACCCTGAGATTAAACTTCCTCGCATCCTCTTCGATGGCTTTGCGGATGACAGCGTAGTCAATGGCGTTGCCTTCGGTAGTGCGCAACCAGCCGTGGCTTTTCCATTGCCTATACCTCTCACGATTCTTGTTATTCTCATCCCACAAGCGGGCTTCGGGGCACCAACAGCGTACAAGGAGTTGTATCCCGCCGTCGTCCTCAGGGAATACGAGGGCAAAGGCCGTGATGTCCTGGGTTGATGCCAGGTCCAGGCCCCCATAGCACAACCTCCCGTACAACTCCTCCTCCCTCACTTCCCTTCCGGCTTGCTGATCCCAAGTAATGATATCCAGCCAGGACTCGGAGCGTTGTACCCACTCGTTCAGGTGCTTCTGCCTAAATGCTATCCTCTCAGACGGGAGCTTCTCACTCCGCTTCCACTTCGTCCTGAGATCATCCAGTTTCACGATGGAGCCCAATCCTGGGTTGGCTTTGTGCCAAATGGATTCGTCAGCGGGGTCGTCGTTCTCGTCCAGCTCGAATATGAAGGGGAGGAAGGTGTCGTCGGAGCCGAATTCGTCGAGGCAGGAGCAGCCGTAATCATACTTGTCACGGCAAACGTGGCCAATGTCGTCACCAGCTGTTGTTGTAATCAGCAGTAAGGGCTGTCTACGGGCCGCTGTGGACGTTTCTAGGCTGTTCCATACATCTGATGCCTGATGAGCGTGTAATTCGTCTACGAGGCCGCAATGGACGTTTAGGCCGTCCATGCGTTTGGCATCGGAGCTGAGGGGGATGAAGGTGGAGCCATTCTCGCTGTGAACTATCTCGTTCTTCATGATGTTGATGCCGACATCTGTGAGGTTAGAGCGTAAAGCTATCTGTCGGGCGCAGTCGAATATGATCCTGGCCTGATCCCGTTTGGTTGCCGCACTCACAACCTCGGCCCCGCTCTCACCGTCGCATAGTAAGCAATACAATCCTATGCCTGCTGCGAAGTGGCTCTTGCCATTTTTTCTGGCAACTTGTAGGTACGCGACCTTATATACCCTTTCCCCTGAGGTACGGTGCCATCCGAATAGCATCCAAAGGAAAGCTTTCTGCCAGGGTTCTAACTCAAACTTCCTTCCTGCCCATTCTCCTTTCCAATGGCGGAGTTCGCCGAAGAACTCGATAATGTGTCGGGCTTTGTCTTCCATAAACACATACCCTCTCTCGTCTGCATTAACTTCCATCCAGTAGTGGAGTTCGCAAACTTGCCTTATCCTTCTACAAGCTTCTATCTCTCCTACAGCTACAGCTTCTATCCAAGACTTAGCTCTCATACTAACACCTCCTTTAATACTAATATAGGTATTATACCAATACCTATATTAGTATTAAAGCTAAAGCAATAGCTATTGGCATAGCTATTGCTATTTAAGAGCTTTAATTAAAGGGAGTAGCTATTTGTTGTACCTATTAAAAAGAAAAATAAGCAGCGAAGCTGCTTATACAAAGAAAAGAAATCCCAGCCAGCCTTTCCAGCAAAATCATTCCCAAACTCCCCCCGCTGTCCCTGTTCCAGAACAATGGCTCGGTGTGAAAAAAGTTCCAAACTGTCCTAGGGCTGTTGGAGCCCTCCGAAACGGCCTCCGAGTTCGTAAAGTTGACCAATGCAGTCAGGTACCCCCGATTGCACCGAGATTGCACTACCCTACCTACCCGATAGGGTGTATCGACTATTACTTTTCGGTTGCCCTAACTTTTCACGATCAAACTTGGACTTCTGTAATGGGCACTTTCCTACATTGAAGCGCGAATTGACAGACTTTGGGACAGTGCAGGAATTACGGGGAGATATTTCCCATATATATATAAGAGATTGACAGAAGAGCTCAAGAGACATTATATGGGAAAACTGCCGGAGACTATTGCCGCCGACGAAAAACTAATATATACTCTCAGTAGCCTACGGGCACAATCTCAAATACAGGATAAGAAGGGAGAACCACCATGAATCGCAGAGGAAAGATCAGCGGAGAAGACTACGAGAGACTACGAGGCATCAGGGAAGACATTGATATTCATATTGAATTAAATGGTTGTTTGCCGCCTATGGGGAAATATACAGAAGACAACCCGTTGACTTGCGTTGTTCTGGCAAACCGCAAGCTCACTTTCAAAGGTCCTGATTATTTTGGCGCTTTACGTTTGTTCGATCTTGCGAAAGAATTAGCTTAAAACAAAAACAAAAGAAAGAAGGTGATGATATGAGATTATTCCAAGTGAGGAAACTCGGTATCGAAGGAAATATATACTTCTTTTCTTCATATCGAGAAGCTGTGGAGTACGGCATCAGGGTTTTGGGTTGTCCCTTTGCCGTCGAAGAATTAAAGATTAAGGAATAGGGTCAGAGGCCGTGATTAAATTCACGGCCTTAATTTTTTACAGAAGGGAGTGATAAATATGAGGATTACAACAAAGAAGGAACTGCGGCGATATTTCTTTGAGACACACCCTGAAGTCTCAAAGAAAAGAGTAAAGCTAGCTGAAGGTCATATCGAATATGTTTGTGACACTCGACTGGCTTTCAGTAACTTCGTAGACCAACTCTACGAAGACGGGATTATTACGGAAGAGCTAGCCAAAATTGCTAGCCTTTAATTTATAGGAAAAGGAGAAGGAATTATGAGCAGCTTCACTTGTGCCGGTTGTGAGCAAGAGTTTGAAGGTCTCTCCGCAGAAATGTTGGAAAACAGATACGGGGAGTATTTTTATTTCTGCGCAGAGTGCGCAGGCAAGTTCTCTATATGCTATGAGTGTGGGGAGCCGAATAAAGAAGTTTTTGAAATTGACGACATTGTAATGTGTCGGAATTGCAGATCGGAATACTGTATCAGGTGTTCCGATTGTGGCACTTGGGTATATTCGGAGACCAGCTACTGTGTGGGAGACAATAGATTGGTCTGTGCGGAGTGTTTTGAGGATTATTATTATTGTGAGGGTTGCGGGGAGTACGTGCCTGAAGATCACGTATGTCCTTATGTTTCGATCCACAATTATAATGCGAAATTTTGGGATATATTTCCAAATTTCGCAGCTGCGAATAATGGTCCGTTATTCGGAATGGAATTCGAGCTCGAAGTTAATTCCGAATATAAGGATGAAGCAGCAGTTGACTTCTGTGATCTATTCAAAGTCCCGTGTTTCGCCAAAGAGGATGGGAGTTTGGGCAGTGGCGGAATTGAAATAAATTTCGCACCTTTATCATTTCAAGAAGTCGAAGAGAAATTACTTTCAGTTTTTGAGTCTGAAAGTATGAATGAGTGGGTGAGTGATTATTCTGCGACTTCTTGGGATAACGGCAGGTGTGGGATACATATCCACGTATCCCGTGACCAGCTGGATGAGAGTGACATTACTCTCATCCAAAGCATAATTTTCTCTGAATATAATTATGAATATATTCGGAGATTATCAGGACGCGATAGCGGGTACGGGTATATTCGTAGTGGACGTCCAACAACTTATTTTGGAGAATTCGCGAACACGTACGGAGACGTGTCGCAAGAGTTTGTTCAGAAATATCTGGATAAATTCTCAAGGGTATTATGTACTTGGCTGAGTCCGACAGCGATTCATGATAGGTACGAAGGCGTGAACCTGATACCGCGAAATACAATTGAGTTCCGTTTATTTCGTGGTACCTTTTACACGAAAAGGGTCAGAGCGTATTTCCAGTTTTTACGTACTCTGATTGAGTATGTAAAAGGGTTTTCCGGTTTCGGGCGGAGTATTGGCGAATACGCTGATGCTTTCGAGATAGCTAAAATTGAGAATATCCGAGATAAAGCTAATCAGCTTGGTTTCTCGGAAGTCACAGACTTTATTTCAGAGTGAAAAGGAGAAGAGACTATGTGTGTGATAATCGTGTTAGAGCCTCATGTCGAATTTTCGAGTAATTATATCCAGCAGTGTGCGCTGGATAATCCACATGGAGTCGGAATTTTAATCGAGAACGGAAAGAAGGCTGTGGTCCGAAAGAATTTAGACTCGGATTCACGCTGGGCACAGGAAGTACTTGAGCGGCACCAGGATAAGAGAAGAATTATCCACTTCCGCCTGAGTACCGGCGGAGAGTTATGCCGAAAGAATATCCATCCCTTCAGTATTGGGGATCAGATATTCTTATTTCATAATGGGGTAATTCCAGTTTCGGAATTACCGGTAAAGAAGGACGCAAGCGGAAGCGATACCTATAATTTATGTCGTTACACGCTCAAGCCAATTCTGAAATATCATTCCTTGGACTCTCCATTAGTCCAGGGCCTAATCCGCGTACTCACTTCCGGTTCGCGGATATTGATTTGGGAGAAGGGTAATTTGCATTATTTTGGAAATTGGGAACTCTTTGACAAACGTATTCCCGTTTCCAACTTAAACTTCCTATGGAATAATTTATTCCCTAGGAAGCATGGAAAGAAAGTGAGGAATTTATGCGGTATGGAGTGTGAATTATGTGGGGATGAACACAATACCTTGATTCAATGGGATTCAGGATATGGTTTTATGCAAGTATGCTCGGATTGCTTTGATTACTTAGAGCATACGGAAAGGAGGAAGTCATGAAGAAATACGAACGCGGTTGTTCAGCTATATTGTGTGGGATAATTGGCTTTATTGGTGGCCAGTTTTTTGGCACAGTATTAGGGATAGTAGCTTCGAGCTGGATAGGGATTGATATTGCTGATTCAGCTTGTGTGATTATTGGCGTAGTAGCGGCAATTTATTTCTTCTTTGCCGCTCTGCTCTCGAAGGATGAAGAGGATGAGATTAAGCGGATTATCCGCAGAGATAAATTTTGAATATAAGGAATTCCTTATATTCAGAAGGGAGAAAGCGTATGAGCGAATTACGGAACTGGATTGAGGAACGGAATAAGGACTTCGACGAAGCCTTATTTCAAAAAGTGGAGAAGGCTATCGCTGGTCACAGCGTAAGCTTGCGCAAGTGGCTAAAAACCGAAGGCGTTGAGTTTTCGGATGAAGTCGAAGCCACATTAAAAGCTATGGGATATCTGGCAAAGATATCCTATTTGGAAATTTGCGCTATCCGTGACGAAAGCGCAAATTGGGATAGCTATTATTGCGACATAATAGCTGAATATCTGAACGTGGGAGAGACTTACGAACCTACAGTGATATACGATGTAGAGGAGTGTGAGTACTTAATTTCGAGCGTAGGCGACTACGTTGAAAACTACCAAATTGAGAAGGGAGAATTATTATGAAAACGTATGACGTAGTGAGGCTGGACAAAGACGGACTGGAAGAGCTTGTCTCTTCCTGGACTAACCGAGAGACTGCGGAATTAGAAGTCGAAGAATTGAATATCGAAGATAAAGGCTACGGCTTTCGGTATTTTGTCCGCAGCCGCGAATTGCCGGAAATTAAAGGTCTGGCTACGACAGTCAAACCAGTTTCCTGGTACAAGTTTTTAGGGTTATTTCCGGCACAAACCGCCGAATTGATCGAGCGAAATACCTCAAGACTCAACGCTTCACACGCAGTCTGTTTTGAGGTATTGGATATGTCTTCTAGTTTATTCGGGGAGCGTTCTTGTTTATTTGTGGGTTCTCATGAAAAGGGGTTCGGCTGTACGCTGGATGAGGCCTGTACCGGCAGACTTGGTGACGTTCCAAGCCAGTTTGCGTACCCCGTCTACTATTCGGAGATAATCCTGTAGTCGCTCGCTCTAAGTCAATCCGCTTGCCCCAAAGGTTCTCTCTTTGGGGTTTTCTTTTGCCTCAATCTCGAAGAGTATCCTTATTTGCCCAATAAGCTCGCTTTCGTCAGAAAGCCTCTACTTTCGCTCTCAGTGAGTTTTTTGGCTTCAAGCCAATCTTCCCTACCGCTCTGATCCAAAGTCTTCGTCACGCGCGTTTATGGCCACTTTCCGGCGAAAGCTTACTTCTTTGATAAAGAAAGTAACCTACGGGATTCAGTAGAGGATAAGAGTGAGATATTCTCCTTTATATGTATTCTTTAGTAGTAGTGGTTGAGTATCAGTGTATGATTCAATCACTTCCGTTCTTGCTCAATCCCACTTTCGTCCTTTATTCCCAAGGTGTTTGTCAGTGTGGTGCAAAAGCCGTGATTCAAGCGGGTCTGAAAGCCTGGTTTTATGCTGTATTTCGCATTGATATTCGCTCAAAGTTAGCTATAGCTACAGACACTAACTCACTGATATTATTAAGCTTAGGTACTGTGCTAGCCACAACTGGTGGAAGTGCATGACTTGCGACATATCTAAACTCCGGCAGTAATTCAGGCAGTAATTATTTAGTGAAAGCGGAATATCAGTATGGGTATTTGTTTGAGAAATTGACTTCACACAAACAGAGAATATCCTTTATTCTCAATGGTTCTCACACTCTCACTGGTATTCAATAATAGGGAGTTTCAAAGTCAAGTCTATATCCTGAATCCGTCACAGTGTGAGGTAGTTTCTGTTCCAATTTCTGCTTTAATTTGCTGAAGCCAAGGCTTAATACTATCCTTATATAAGTATTCTATTATATAATAGAGTACTTGAGCTGCTAATTCTTACGGACTTTACCTGCTGGCGTTAGGTTCTGGAATTGTAAAAAATTGTAAAATTTTCGCTACTCATAGTCTGTCAGCCCCTGATACCCCAACTCCGCAAAGCTACCCTCACACTTGCATTACTTCAGTTGGTGAAGTGTCAGTCTCTCACTTTCCGATGCAATAGAATCGGTTGCAGACCCCGTGTGCAGTCTCATGAGAAGGTGCAATCGGGGTGGTGCAGTGCAACTGCATTGCACACAAAGGGGGGCAAAAGTGCAATTTCGGCGGTGCATTGCACCCCTGCACCCGAGGGGGGGTCCCCCCCATCCCCAGGGGGTCTATCCGAAACCGGGTCGCCCAGCAAACTTTTTTCGCGCGAAACGTTGTGGCCCTCCAATCAATTTGTAACATTTTGTTACAAAACCCGTTACACTTCGCCACATTTTGTTACATTACCAATCTGGTCAAGATTTATCTTCAAAAAAATTCGTCAATAGCTATTGACAAGGGTGTTGCCGTGAGTTAAACTCCGAATGTAGGTGAAGGGAGAACCCAAACAAATTACCCTCCCACCAAAGGAGACAGCTATTATGGAGCACATAATCACCCGCGACAGTAAGTTCAAATGGGGTCAGTGGCTGGAGTTTGAGAGTGAGCACTCCAGGTACTCCCTCGGGTATCACCAAATCCTCTGGAGGGGCGAGCTCCTTCATTGTGGCTGGAACTGGGGAGATCTGAGCGAGGAAGAGACGAAGAAGGCAATCCTCGAAGCCCGAGAGGCTTACGGGGATATCGTGAAGCCCTACACGCGCGAGTGTATGGAGACTGACAAATACGCACCCGTGAAGCTCCCCGACCATCGCGGCGAGGAGAATTATATTGACTGCTACTTCCTTCCTGTAGGAGCAGTCAAAGAGATTGTAATTTCCAATTATGCTCGCTGCCACCTTGACCGGTCCAGCGCGACAGCTCTCTGGGCCTCCCACCCTCCTTACATCCTGGATATAAGTGATGATTGTTTTCGTGGTCATGGTCGTATGACTGCGAGGGTGCAGATTCTGGAAGAGCAAGCATTGTACAACTATGTACAGGATTCAGCTGGGTGTATTGAGAGGCGGGCGCTGTATTTGGCAATCCCTTCCTGGGTGAATCATAATGTATAGACGATACGATATCTACAAAAAACCCAATGGGCTAATTCTTACTCACCCGCGCCCTGACGATGACTGGAGACTCGACGTGAGGGAAGTCCGAGCCTTCGAGTCGAAATATGATTGCTCATGGGTCTGTGTGATAGATGCCCCGACAGCTGCTGAGGCTGTTTGGAAATACAGACAGATAGGAGAACCACAATGAACATCAAGGTATGGACGGTAATAAGCCCAGAGGACGACTTGGCCACAACGAAACTGTGGCACAAAGTTGAGCAGAACGGTTGTGTCGTAGAGGATCAAATCCCTAGAACTCAAATGCGCTACTCGCCTCGGATATACGAGTGCGAGTACACAGCCGGTTCGGGCCTTCTTCCGATTTTATTTAGGGATCTCATTAGGGACAAAATGTCCCTTGATCCCTATGAGAGGATTCTCGGAATTCGCATGTATTCCGATTTGAGGAAGATCCTCTATTTGGAACAAGAAGAGACGGTGCGGGTTTATGGCCCAGTCCGTGATATAGATCCGGCGGGGGCACAAAACCTGGCAGAAGATCCCACCTTTCCAAATGGGATCTATATTCACGGTAAGGAATCCTCTGGGGATCGACCCTTCGATCTCCCCCATACGGTAGTTGGCCTGGACTATGACATAGTTCCAGACGCCGACTACACCGTCGTACCTCTCCTCTCCCCTTGGTTTTATCGCCGATATGGCGAATGGACTCTCATGAAGAAAGAGGAAATTACCTCTCTTGTAGCACTCAATAACGAACCCGAGTGCCATAGGGATTTCCAGTGGTATTTGCGAACTACACTGATGCCCGTGAGTGCCTGTAGAGATCTTCAGACCACCTAATCTGAGAAAGGAAATGATGATGAAAATCCAAGTAGAGACTTATGTTGAACCTAAGAGTAGCGAGTATCGGTACTGGGTGTGTGCCACTGATATGTGGCACAAAATCACACGGGATGGGGAAGTCGTGGTGGACCAAACTGTCGAGACCGGAAATAGATTTCTCGACGTGACAAAACGCAAGTTCCCGCCTCGCATCTACGAATGCGAGTGTGAGGAACAGGATCTGCTCAAAGTTCTTTTCAAAGATTTAATCGGCAGTAAAGAAGATCTTGATGACCCGTATGAGCGAATCATCGGGATCAGGATGTATTCCGAGTTAAGGAAACTCCTTAACCTGGAACATCAGGAGGTAGTCAAGATCTTCGGATACTACGACTCGTGGTGCCTGAACGATTGGGTTCCTCCACATTCCCCACCCGGGATTTATATTCATTCCAGTTGTCCTTCCCGGGTCCGGTATTTCGATCTTGTCCATGCGATCAAAGGATTACGGTACGAGATCGTACCCGACCCTTTGTACGACGGGGAAGTCACAATCGCCCCGTTACTTGCCCCATGGTTCCAATATAAGAAATGCAGGTGGGTATTACTAACCCAGAACGAGATCGCGAAGCTTGTGGCCCGCAACTACGGGCCGGACTATCCGACGAAAAGAATCCTCTGGAAACTCAGGGCGATCATGACGCCGGAGTCAGTCTACTCGGAGATTCTGCGAGGCCCTGGGGCTATTAAAGAAGAGTTACGTCGGATCAATTCCGACATCGAACTCTATGAAGCTGATAATGGTCAGCTCTATCTAGAGGAAGGGCCCTATTTCAAAGACCTGAGTCCGAATGCCATCGACAATCTGCGCCGGTTGTCGCCTGGCGCAGAAAATAAAGAGATCAGGGAAGCCTTGCTTTCTTGAGAATAATCCAACGGCGAGCCGGAGCCGAACAATCCGGTAGGAGACATTATGAGTTACTATCGAGCCACAGCAAGCGAAGACGGAGTAATCTTCGAGTACGCCCTTCCAGATGGAAGAGGCTGGAGAAAGAGTGATGTCCTCGCTGATGTCACTCTTGAAAAACTCGAAAATTTCATCGAGGGCCGCCTCCCAAACAGAGGACTTCCAGAACCACTAATCCGCCAATCCGCAGACTGGTGGATTCGCATCGAAGGTACAAGATGCCGAATCTACCTCCAGCAAGAGGATGCTCGCGGCGGTCGGGCATACTACGCCAGACCGTCAGAGATCTCATCTGAGGTCGTCAAAGATATTCTTCGGGCTATTGCAAACGATATTGATCTCGACTTCCAAGATTCGGAAGTCAAGGAAGACGATGTCGCCTGTTTCAGTATAGGGGATAAAGCGGAATTGATCGCGGACCTCATCCGCGAGGAGACCCGTGGACTTTACGAGGTTTCAACTGACAGAGGCCTCGTAAAGATCACTCCAGCGGAAAATCATGAAGAGTTCTTCGCTGGATTTATCGCCGGAGTGCGACGAATGCTCCAATAGGTTCCCATCACTTCCCTGAGCCGCATGATGCTCAGGCAGTGAATCCAAAGGCAGACCGAAGCCTGAATTCGGCAAGGAAATAAAATGGACATGGTAGCCCATTTCAGAAAGAAACTGGAGCAGGAAGTCCTGCTCCGTGTATACTCAAGCCCCGTGTCGCCAAAGGGTGATATCATTTGGGGTACTGCTTCATATCCCAAATACTTCAACGATGATATTGCTATTGTTTCCAAAGGCGTGTGTAAGGGCTATGTGACACCCATAGCACGCAGCGGCCATCCTGCTGATGGCGACTTTATCTTGCATGGGGAGATTTTTGGACCAGAGGAAAATGTCTCATTCCTCGATGCTTACTTGGCCATTGAGAGACAGGTCCTCTGCAAGGAAAACATCGAGGCGGCTCGCAACGACTTCCTTACACGGAATTACTACAAAGAGGATTTGGATGATTTGGTCTATAACCTTGTAGATGAGAGTGACCTCGACATTGAGATCGTCTGGGGGAATGAAAAAACAACACAGCTTCAATCCCTCTTGCGCCATGCAGCACAATATGGGTTCTACTGGGGGCCCCAGACCACTGCGCAAGTGCGGAAGGATGGGAAGTTGTTTTTTGGCGGCTTCAAGACAAGAAGCCCCGGGCAGTTATTCAGCCTCATTGTGATGGCTATCCTGGAGGGAGAGTGATGGCTACCACAACCCGCATCAAAAAAGATGCTTCTTGGCTTTTCTTTGAAAGCAACGGGGCCAAACACCCGCTCGGGTACTATCAATTATTGTGCCAAAGTGGATTATTCTACACCCCCAAATCCCTCAGCTCCCTTCCCGAGGAGGAGCTTGTTCAGGTCCTGGACAGCATCGACTTCTCTCGCCTCACCCCACCCGACGTGAATGAAGCCTTGGCTACCGGCGACGCCTTGATAGGGAAGGCGGCGTTTCATCTTGACTTAACAAAGAGCGAAAATGCCGTCTACACCATCTGCCATCCTGGGGACGTCGTCGAGATCCCCCTGGCCCAACACCCGGGCATGACGACGACCCTCTGGGCAGGCTGCCCCCCATTCATTCTGAAAGTGAAGAATGTGAGTTCTCCTAGCTGCTGGAATGACACAGCAATAGTCAGGATGTCTCCCAAACAGGCCCTCTATGCTTATGTTCGCGAGGCATCTGGCATTTGCAAACGATATCAAATGCTCCTCACTCTGCCTCAAAGCGAAGAATGCACACTCGTGTGTGGGTTTGAGAATGGGCGCTCGTGGGCATTCGCGCAGGGTTGGAGTGAAGGCTACACCGACGGTGGGGGCCGTCTTCACTACGGGGAGATGCCTTCGCAGAGTGCACAATGCTTCCCTTGTGCTTACACGCAAGCAAACAGACAGATCCTTGACGAGCTATGGGCAATAGAGCCATTCGACATCAGCCCTTCCCCATGCCGTCAAGAAGGAGTGCAGTTCGTGCACTTCTATAATCGAATACCTTGAAAGGAGTTAGCCATGAATTACGCACTGAGACACAACAGTCATTGGCAAGGCGAGGGCCTCGGCCCCGTCATCGACGTGTTTGCGACAAGGCGGGAAGCTGAAGCCCTCGAAGACTTCATGTCAACGTGTTCTTTCTGCTTCCCTGGTCGGTCATCCGGTTACTCAGCAGGTGTTTGCTACAAAGTCAAACCCACCCGTCGTCCAGTTACAGCCGAGGTCGACCCCACGGATGAAATCTCACTACAAGACTACATGGACGCTCTTTGCGAGCGCGAATATGCTTAGGAGGAAATCATGTACGACGTATTCAAGGAAGGTAACGAGTTTGTGGCTTATCCTCGCCCCGATGATGAACCGAGATTGACAGCAAGATGGCGCGATCCTGATTTGTGGATGTTGGATCGCAGCAAATTCCCGAGGAATCCCGAGGAATTGGAAGCCATGCTTGTTGCGGAAGACATCTTCTCTTCTGCAATGGACCCCAGTGACATTCCGAAGATCACCGATTCCTGGGATGACAATCCCGACGGGTATGTTTCGATCCCGTTTGAGTGCAATGGCGGCTTCATTCCTGTTGCAGTGCCCTACTGGTACTGCCTCTCACCTTTGGACGCAGCCCAAGAAGTAGGATATTACGACTCGACCACAAGTAGGGAGTACTGTGGCGAGTTTGAGGCTTTCGATGAAGAGGAAGCAATTGAAGCGGCAAAGAAATTGGAGGGAGTGTCATGAGAGAGTTCAAATTGGTTGGTGATTGTCTCGCAGAATGGGGCGGAAGCGGGCGGAATACCGGAGAGGCTACTATTATTGCAGGCCCATCTGGAGAGAGGAAGCCTGCGCGCTGGATCAATCGCATGGGACACTTGTCCAATGGAGAACATGCTTTGATCCCTGTTGAACCTGGTGACCTCGTAATTCATACAAATCACCATTGCAGGGACCACATCCTGTCAGTGTCAGTCATAGAGAAGATGACGCTCAGAGGTACTGCTGAGGCTCTTGAGGTATTCACTGGGCGCGCGATGCTCGACGACGACAGACTGGTGGTGGAGCCCCATCCCGACTCCTGCCAACTCCCTGACACCTGGTATGAGGCCTGTATCGCTGTACTGAGAAAGGCTGAGACATACCACTGTCGGGAAGCAGTGTATGTTGCATAGAAAAGGAGGAAGCGATGCTTGACACAACAAACAATAATTCCTCTTTGGATTTGGTTGACATAGTCCGAGATGTTGATATCGAAATCCATTGGGATACAGGAGACCCCTCTCCACTCCCCGACATTATCTCCTACATCGAGCTCTACAAGGAGATGAGTTGGGATAACATCCAGTGGGCGGAAGTATGGGTTAAGGGCACTCGCCCATTGGATTTGCGAGCTGAAAACCCGCAAGAGATGCTCATGCTCATCATCGTGAGTATGCTTGCCACACAAGGAGGCCCATCGTGTTCACGTAATTCATGACAGTTTCTTTCCTGGCAGGATTTGGTCTTGGCGTTCTGCTCATTGTTGGCCTTACACGTATACGCTTGCCTGGGCGTAATCCCGAACTGGAGCGTTACTTGGGATTGAGGTACAGAATTGTTATTGAACCTTTCTCTGAGGAAGAGGGTGGTGGGTACGAGGCATTCATCCCGACATTGGGCAAGTCAACGTGTGTCGCAGTCGGAGATACAGAGGAAGAGGCCCTCGACAATCTCCTGAGCGTGAAAAGAGATGTTATGGAGTCTTGGTACAAGGAGGGGCTTCCAATTCCATTACCGAAAGGAGAAAGGGAATGAAAACCAAACGACTCACACTACTCGGCGATTCACTCCTATATGAAGCCTTTGCCAGTGAATATACAGCAATTGGTGAAGGTTGGCACGTTATGACAAAAGTTCGTTTAGGCAAACGCATCAGAGCGAAGAAGCTTATACAAATCTTGGAAGAATCTATTGTCGCGACTAAAGATGAAGAGATTGTGGATGTGGACCGCTACCGAATGCTTATCTTGAAGGACCACGGGGGCTGCCATATTGATCTCCAATGCGCAGGCAGTCTTTTTTACGAATCCTACGATCCTTGCAAGAAACTGAAGAGATCAATAGCTCTTGCGTTCATAGAGGCCCTTGCGCGCAAAGGTCTACTTGAATTCCATAAGGAGAATGAGAATGAAATCTGTATGTAGACGAAACGATCTGTTACAAACAGTCCGACGACTGCGCTCAATCAGCAGCTGGGTTACAGTCTCGTCCAACCTCGATTCCGAGTCCATTTCTTTGACAGCGCAAGACAATAGCCGTGTGCTGACCGCTAAACTCTCTACCAACGGTGTCAGCAAATGCCTTCTGCTTCTGGACTTAGAGGTTCTGCAAAAGAAACTTGCAGCCTTGACCGTACCCGAGGTCGCCCTATGTTGCGAGTTAGGCACCCTGATTCTGAGAGCGAGCAAGTTCCAATTTCAACTAAACACTTGCCAGACTCTCAACCCCCCGAGTACACTATTCACCACCCCCTCCCACACAAGCGACTTCCCCTTACACAAATTCCGCCTCCTCCTTGCTTCCATACTTCCTTATACCTCAACCGAGAAGGGGCAGTATGAACTTGATGCACTTGCGTATAGACGCGGTGTCTGGTACTCAACAGACGGAAGGCGTGTTGGGGTATACCACTTCCCATTATCCCACGTCCCCGACGAATTCACTCTACCCGACTCTTCCTACCTCGACATAATCCGACGCAGTCTACCCCGAGGTAAGAAAGGGACAGGGACTATTTCTTTCGACAAGGAGTATAGTTGTGAGATAGCCTGGGGGAAGTGGAGGTTCCAGACCCGTTTACTGGCAGGACCCTTCCCGCCATACCAAAACTTAATTCCCGACAACCAAAATAGTATTGTCGTGAATAAGGATGAGATCTGCGCAGGACTGCTGGATGCACAAAACCGCGTGGACCCCAGCACGGAGTATATAGGCTTGGACATAGACAGCGGATCAGAGATTGCCTTTGTAGTTCCTGAAGGCGACATAATCTCAAAGACACAAGCGCTGCAACTGTATGAGCCGCGCGAGAGGGTTATGTGGCTGAACAGGGCCCTACTCCTCCAAGGCATCAAACCCGTAACCTCCGAGACGGTCGTGCTCAAAATAGGGCCTTGCTTGAAACCCTGTTACGGAGCCCCCGACTATGGTCCTATTATGATCCACGGCGAGGACCCCTGTTACCAATACGTCCTCATGCCCAAAATCCCGCCTGGAGAACTATCATGAGATTTGAACAAGACAAGGCATCGTATTGGGCATTCCTCCGTGAGATATCATGCTACTCCGATATCGCTTGCGAGGTGTTGAAAAACCACTGGTCGAATTCCTTTATTGGCATTGGTTTTTACCCGTGGGCATCTCCGTTCAGACACCTCCCTGCGCGAGTGCCTGACACTGAGGACGAATGGGGTGAGTATTTCGTCAAGTTCCCTGGAGACATCGTGCCCATCCCCCTCGACGCTTCCTGGGCAGGAGCGCCTCCGAAAGTAACGGAGGTGGATGAGGAGCACGGGTTTGCAAAGGTCGAGATGCTCCCGAGCCAAGCGCTCAATTGCCACTACCCCCCTTTACTTCATGAGATATTGTGGTCAACAGACTGCTTGTATCTAGCCAGGAGGATTTTCATCACGCTTCCTTGAGGCTCGATATCAGAAATTAAAGGCCCGCTGAAGCCTTGATTCAGTAGGAGACAACCATGCACAGAATCACGAAGCTCGGAGATCGTTTGTTATTGGAGAAATACCGAAACTCATCCCTTGGAGAGGGTTGGTTCATCGTCAAGGAACTAACCCCTGCCACCCCAGTCACAGAGTTCCTGGCCCCCGCCGTGAACCCTTTGACACACAGTGCCTCGGTCCAGCTCGAAGGTTACAAACTCATCTTCACGTCGCACAAATCAGTACACCTGCTTCGACCAGGCACTGACACTCGCGGCTCCTCCCGCTGGGAACCCACAGAGACAATCCCCTTTGACAAACTCCTCGGTCTACTTCGCTGGACTGACGAGAATGGGGTTATTGACTTTGCCGAAGTCGATATTTGTGATGAATCCATTCACACAGATGTTGGCAAACACGCAGAGGATGTCGCAAAGATGATCCGCAAGGAATTTAATTCTTTGATTGAGGTAACAGCAGACAGTGGTATTGTGCAAATATCCCAGACCTTTGGCAAGCGGGACTACTTCCTTGGGTTTATCTGTGGTGCCGCTGTAGCATTGGAACAGAAAGGAGAAGTGTGATGTCCGTGTTCGTGAATTGCTCAAACCATATCATTGACACGTGGTCAGCCGAGCAAAGGGAAGCAGCTCATGCTTTGGGTTGTGAGCATTTGGTGGACCGCCCGTTCCCGAATGTAGATCCCGAGGCTGATGAGGAAACAATAGGTGAATTAGCCTGGGGGCTCGCCCAATCCCTCAGATACATCCTCGACAGCGACCCGCCTGGTGTAGTCATGATCCAAGGCGAATCAACCCTTGTGTTTCGCACGGTATCCATACTCAAGAGTTTGGGTATTGTGTGTGTGGCAGCAACAACAAAGCGCGAAGTCGAAGAGCGTGATGGGAAGAAAATCTCAATCTTTCGTTTTGTTCAACTTCGCCAATACTGAGGAGATGGAATATGATAAATGTGCCAGAGGATCTTGAAGACTACATCGAGGATGCGCATGAAGCTCTGTTGCAGTACTTCAATTACGACGTCCTCGCTTTCATGCTTGACGATCTGACCCGACTCGCAGATTACTGTCTCGGCCAGTCTCAAGCGCGGGCTTGGGAAGACGAAGCCGCGCGTGCTATTGCGAAAGACTTACTCCGTAGACTTACAAGCGATGGGCGCTTTACTTACGAAACGGACAGCGTATTGGCAATCGACCTCGCTTGTTTCTTTCGCGTAACACTCCAGGCCGTCTCCGCCGTAATCGCAACAATGGCAATCTCGGGCGAAACAATACAGGTGGTGTCCAAACGAGATATATAGAAAGGATGAGTCACTATGCCTCAAGTATTATACGTAATGGGTAAGTCGGAAGGAGAGCTCCAGTATAAGGAGAAGCTTCCAATACGGAAACGGAGTCAGGAATGGACCCTTACCACCCACCCTGACACGGTTTTTGTCGGAGACAGCGGGCGCGTGATATTCCGCCGCGATCTCCCGTTCTGGTCCACCCCTAATGGAGAAGCTCTACTAAAACGAGCCCCTCACCCTTGGATGGAGGAGGAGATGTTGGAGGCTTGGGATAAACTCGAACTCGCCCTCTGCACCGCCTCCCCCGTCTCCGGTTACTACACCCTCCCGTATGGCAAAGACACTGCCATAGCCCCAGTCTCTCCCAACCGCCCTACCCCCTTCTACCCTCTAGGCAAAGTGGAGCTTTGTGTCTGGATCACGCGAATGCAGCCTACGCATATAGGGGTGTGGAACGGGAAGTTGGGTGCCTTGCTGTGGACGGATGAGGACGGGCTCGTAGGTGCGACGCTCAGCTTCAAACCCAACCCCAGCTTCTATGCATGGCTAGTGCCGGATGAGTGCACTTGGTGGGATATTGTTCTTGAGAAAGGGAAGTTCAGGGCGGTACCTGCCATTGGACGGGATGATTCCTTGGGCTGTGTCCATGCTGATTCAGCCAGAGCAGCTGTGGAACAATTCCTTGAGGATGAGTCAGAGTAGTGAGTCTTGTGTGAGGAAGGGCACCTTAATCCAGTTGGCCATGAGTTGCCCTTCCCGCATCCCAATTGGCGTATGAACAAACTCTCGGGCCCTCTCCACATAATACACTTGCTCATCATACCCAATCCCCTTCCTCCCCAAATACTCAGCCACTTTCACGGTCGTCCCTATCCCGCAGAACGGGTCCAGCACATACTCCCCCTTCTCTGAATAGAGCTGTATCACACGATAAGGTATTTCCTCGGGGAATGGGCACGGATGCGGGAGTGCGTGAGGCGGCACGGGCGGTATATGCCACACATCATTGGCCACTTCCTTCAAAAACAAATCATCCACTTCCAATTCCTCCTCCATCTCCCACACCCTATTCCCGGGCTTCCGATACACCTGCACCCTCTCAGTCATTATATTCGGATAATACTTCCCAGGATAAGGCTTTTGAATAAACACTCCTGCCCGCTTCACACCCCCCGTCACCTTGTGCCACACAATCTCCTCATGGAAATCCCATCCCACTTCCTTGACCATCTTCACCAGGAACTCCTGTGGGAAAGGTATCCTCATCCCCCCAACCAGTATTGTCCCGATCACTACGGCACAAAACCCGCCAGGTACAGTCACACGCTGCACTTCCCCAAAACACTCCACAGTAAGTGTATGCAAGAACTCATAATACTCATCCATATTTCCTGCGCGGGTACGGTACCAGGTATTCGGATTCTCGATATGCTTCGCGTAGTCAATCGAGTTCCAATACGGGGGACTGGTGACAGTCAACGCCACCTGGTTGTCCTTGAGAGGCAGGTTGCGACAGTCGCATTGTTCAAGTATTGGTGTCATCTTTCATCTCCATAATACACTTCCGGGCTGGGGCAAACACTCTAAAACCGTCAGCCTGGTGGTGGGCAAGCTTGGCGGGACCCCAGCCCAGAATCTTCAATTCGTATAAGCGGATCGAAACTCAGTGGGCAAGACAACCGGTTCCACCCACCGTGTGGCACTCTCGATGATTTCATAACTCAGTGACGGTAACGCACGCAACACCTCTGCCAGATCCTCCACAGACCCTCCCTGCGTCGTCACGTTTATCTCATACAGATTCCCTTTTATGGTTCCGTAGTGGATGCGCTGAGACTGATACAACCCAGTCCCGTGCACGTGGCTTTGTACTGGAACTGCATCCACAACAGCTGACACTTTGACAGACGTTGCAGCTCCAGGTTCAGCTTGTAACTGCTCCCACGAAAACCTCACAACATTCTGCTCAATACAATCAGCTTCCCATTTCGAGACTTGCGAGCCTGCACACCCGAGCAACGCCACAAGCAAAACTCCTGCCAACACTTTCATTCTCCACCTCCTGTGAACAGTTTCCCTTGCTCATATCGCGACACCCTCATCCACCCCCCACGCACGCCTTCGGGGCTGAAGGTATCCGTTCGCGCGGAGATCCGTACCAGAAGCTCCGCCCCCTCGCCTATTGTGACGCCAGGATTCGACCCTGGTGCCTTTCTCAACACCCCCACAGCCCCATCCCGCAACACGAAGCTTGCCTCTGCCTCGCGTGCGAAGTTCCAAATCATCGACCCCCCTGACAGATTCCCCGTCAACAAGCTCCCACTTCCTTGCTCCACAACAACTTCCCCTCCAACAGCCTCTATATTCACCAGAGCTTTCGCCTCAGGTTCACTCCGCAACATCACTACACTATTCCTCCCTTTCACACACAATCCCCCATTTGATACCAGGGCCAAAACACGCGCTCCTTCACCTGCAAACACTTCCGCTTTCCCTCCTCCGTCCAGTTCAAGTGTGACGCTCTGCTCGGCAGGCAAACGCACTTGTGCGAAACTCCCTTCCCCATACACTTGTACAAGCGGTGGCTTTGCCTCAGCTTCCTGCACTTCCACTTCCACCCCCCCTTTCCTGCACACATACAACTCCCCCTGCGGGTACAACACGACGTCCTTCATCTTCGTGTTCGGGTAGGTCGCGATATACGGCCTGTCGACGCAGACATACGTGCCGTCTTGCAACAGCCACCATTTCTGCCACTCTGCCAAAGCCTTCATCAGTGCTTTCTTCTTCTTTGCCGTCAGATCAATCGAGCAGGACAGAAACCACTGCTGCGGATTCGCCGCGAAATGCTTCCCCGTGTCCGGCGGTGTAGCCACTACACGCACTTCATCCTCTACCACAGGATCTAAAGTATCCCGCCACCACATAGCCTCGTCATCAGGCAGCAACGCCAGTACCACTTCCTCTTGAAACATAATCCTTTTCCTTTCTCATTAACTTTTGTAAATACGTGCGTGAAACATACAGGTCGTAATTCTCCGCCAACATCTCAACACACATCATCCACGAACACCCGCACTTCCGCCACTTCCTCACACAGTCAAGACACTCCCTCGGCACTTCCTGCACCATACTTCTACTCCTCCTCCGCCACCGATCATGGCAGGATCGCGAACAAAACATCCTCCACGAATTACTCTCAAACAGCCTCCCACACTGTTTGCATTTGTGCCTATACTTCCTCCGCCTCTTTGCTAAATAACACTCTCTGGAACAAAACAGCTTCTTACTCTTCGGTCCTACAATCATTGTCTTCCCACAATACCTACACTTCCTTCGCACTTTTGGAGGAAAGCGGGAGCATCCGCATGACTTCTTATTCCCATTGAGTATTGCAGAGTAGGATATGGTACAGGTCTTCCCACAGTCACAAATTGCACTCAAATACTGCTTACTTGCTATCCCCGTAATCACCAACTTCCCCACTCTCATTCCCTTATATTTCGTTCCCATCTTCCACTCCTTGCACACTCATCTTCGACACCAAATCCCATTTCTTCAGTGTGCCGAAGTCCAGCGTTCCCAACCACCCCCCGATACACCGCCTGCGCTCGAAAACCCCGTCGCCGAATTCTTTATAGGGTGTCACGATATTGGCGCGCAACTCCTCCGGCCATTCCTTCGGCCATTCCCTTGCTCCCTGAAACAGCGGGGTTCCTTCGATGCAGATGAGATTTTGGTGAGAGACGAGATAGCCCAGCCTTCGCCACGTCCGGCAGAAGCAGCCTTTGGCCCCAACCCAGTGTCCAACATACGTGGACTGGATGAGCAAATTACTTCCTTGGAACACGAACGAGACTGGTGAACAATTCTCGGACTTCTCCACTTCTCGACACAAAGCCACAATCTCCGACTCCGGTATTTCCTCTCGGACATATATCGCCAGAAATCCCTTGCGGTGATTGAGATACGCTAACGGATACAGCGCCTCTCCATCCTCCCCTGTCTTGACATACAACTCCTTGCCGGAGAAGGATCGTGGGAATATATGGAAGCGGACATGCGGGAATTTCGTACTGGCCAGCTTATACATACTCACTCCTTCGGCAAATCAAGCTTCTGTTTCTTTTTCACGATGTGTAGAGGTTTCTCAGCCTTCACCCCACCCCATATCTGCGTCAGGACGCCAATAATGGCCATAGCTGCGGCTATCAGGGACGAGATATCCTGTGTGAGCGTGGCAATCTGTTCCTCACTCAAATCCACCCCCCACACTCCTACAATCATAGCCACTACGGTAAGTATGGCTCCAATCCCTCGACGACTCTGCAAGAAATGCTTCGATTCCATTTTACTTCCTCCTTTAGAATCTCGGATTACCTCCAATGTTCGTCGGACTGAGCAAAATCACTAACTCAATACTCCCCCAACTCATCTTCCCTGTGTCAGTGGTATATAGCATCAATGTGAAGGATTCCATTGTGCTTAGATCCACCTTGTACACCCCCCAGTTCACAATACCGCCACTCCCTGGATCACTAACTCCTTCTGTCATCGATGTCACATTGAGCTGCACCATATCAGGTGTGGCTGCTCCTTGTAGTGCTGATCCCAGCGCGCAGAAACTCGCATTCGATATTGACCCTTCCGCCATAACGAACCTGCCATTAGACATTCCAGAGGCGAGTTGTATTACAGCACTGTCTGCACTCCAAGTACGTATTGGCTTCATTGCCAATCTGTAATTCGTACTCGCAGCTTCCACTGTGCTGCTTGCAATACTTGCTCTGAAATAATCTGGCCACCCAGACATCAACCCGCGCCTTTGCGCCAAATCATACTCAATCTCCCCAAATACATTTCCTGTCAGGACCAGGACCAGAATTGTTGGTAGTAACACTTTCTTCATTTCTTACCTCCGAAAACCTCTCTTGCGGTTTTTTTGTTATGGCAACTCGCACACAACGGTTGCCAATTACTCCTTCGCCAGAACAACTTCAAATCCCCCTTGTGAGGTATAATGTGGTCCACAACCTCGGACGGCTTCCCACATATAGCACACACGGGATGTCTTTTCAAAAACACCTTTCTCGCCTCTCTCCACTTGTGCCCATACCCTCGCTTCGGTGCCGAGGGTCTCCGCTCATCAATACACTCCCTCTCTTGCTGACGCTTGATCCTCTCGTGCTCAGGGCAGCGTCTACCCGAGGTTATCACTCTACCACACCCTGGTACGCAACAGAACTTTTTCACAGTCGGCATCTTTCACACTCCTCACTCTGCACGAAATACAACTCTTTCCGTGCGCGTGTCACAGCCACATATACCAAATTCCTCTCTTGCTGTTGCGCCCAGCTCGGGAGCTTCGGTGTCCAGAATGGGGGCAATAGCTGGTTCGCGTCCAACAAATACACCCTATCCCACTCAAGCCCCTTCGCTCGGTGCACAGTTGATAACACCACCGCCCCCTGTTTCTGCGTGAATAACTGTGCAAGAAACTCAAGCAGAGACTCTTTGGTGCTTATCTTTGTATTATAGTCTAATATAGCATCGAGGCAAGTGATTTTGTCTCGCAAGGACTCAATGGCACTGATTTTCCCCGACCGTTGCCATGCCAAAGACTTCTCCAAGAAGTACTTATGCAGGTTCTTACGCCAAACCTCTAACTCACTCCCTGCGATTTTCTTTGTGAGGGAAGCAAGAGATGTGCCAATATCCCTCCCGACCATGTTGCAGGGGATACCGGCAGCCAAGAATGCAAGGGCCAGGCGCACCAATGGGGCATTCGTGCGGCACAGGATCGCGGAATTCCCATCCAACACGGGCACCCATCCCCCTTCCACTTCCACCACTTCCCCTTCAGGCGCACCCTCGGCATATTCTATCTCAGGCACTTCCTCTTGCGCTCTGAGGACAATGGATTTGGCACAGCGGTAGCATATAGACAGTGGCAGTAACTCCGCTTTGGTGGAGGTTTGTATTGTGTCAAAGGCATCAACCCCAGCCCCGCGAAAGCCATAGATAGCTTGTCTTGGATCACCAATAGCCACCATCCTGCCTCGCAACAATTTCAGCAGTAGCGCAAGCTGCACACTATTCACATCTTGTGCTTCATCCACAAACACCCAGTCGTATTGAGGAGGGTTGAGTTTGAGCTTGAGAGGGAGGTAAAGCATGTCATCAAAGTCAATAACTCCGCTTTCGGCGTATACCAGCGACTTCTCGAATACCTGTTTGGCCAACCCAATACTCCTCTCACACACATCCAGGTCGAAACTGTCGGCAACAGCAGCGAAGTTTTCTTCATCACACCGACTCACAATCCCGACACCATAATTTTTGGCAAGACTGACCAATTTCAGGACGTCAGTTGTGTCCCTGTTCCCCGCAATTTCCATCAATATCCCACGATTCTTACTTCCGCTGCCGTCAACCTCATAGCTATTATTCCTGGCCCTGATTAAGGTGCGGAAACCAACGGAGTGAAGCGTCTTACACTCTACTTCCCTTCCTATCCGTCTCTGCAACTCGTTTGCGATAGACTTGTTGAAAGCCACGAACAACGCCGACCCTCCCGACACAAACTCCGTTGCCATACAGGCAGTCGTCGTCTTCCCGCTTCCGGCTACGGCATTCACACACGCATTCCCTTCCCCTTTGCTTATCCAGTCGAATATCCTCCTCTGGTACACACTCGGCTTCAACTTTGGCTTACGTACACAATCAGACAAAACTCCCATACCCCTACTCCATTCTCACGTCTATATACCGCGACTTACTCTCCCTCGTATTCTCACTAAACGCCTCCCCTACAGTCGCAGGAGCTACCCCCACCCCCACGAGATACTTCCTCACCCCATCATAATCAATAGACTTCCTCACACTCTCCTTAACCCGCGCTTTGCCAACCCCAGGCAGTGACACCACCACAATCTTTTCTTGCTCCATCAACCTCAACATCTCCCCCTTATACTTCCCCACCATCTCCTTTGCCTCAGCTTCCTTCTTCTTCCACTGCACGATTTCCTTCAACAACTCCATGACTTCCTCACTCATCATTATCTCCTTTCACTCGTAGTCCACCATCTCCCCCCAAGAGTCCCCTACGCTCAAACCAACTTCCAGCGGGACACTCAGAGGGTAGGCGTTTTCCAGTACGTCCTGCAGCTCGGATATAAACTCATCGACACACTCCACACTCACTTCCCACAGCAAGTCGTCGTGTATCTGTAACAAAGGCTCACACACAAACCCCTCCCGTCGATATTGCATATACACTTCCGGCATCATTCCCATAGCCATCTTCATAATCCCTTGCGCCCCAGACTGAATAACCGTCGCTCGTGATTTCACTTCCGCCTTCCTGCGCATATACTTATCTTGCATCCACACCCCCTCAAGTCGCCGTATTCGCCCAAACATATCTCTCACACACCCTGTCCTTCGGGCCTCAGACAATAACTGATCCAAACGCTTTCGTACCGCAGGGAAGACTTTGAACCATTCCTCAATCAATTTCCGACACTCGTCCACCGTCCACCCCGTACACCCTTCCTGACTCAAATTATCCGACAATCCCTCGGGTGTCAGACCATAAACCATACCAAAATTCACACGCTTCGCGGGATACCGATGTTTCATTTTGTCCAAGTCCTCAACAGGCAGACCAAACAATATCGACGCTGTCCGTGCATGAATATCCTCCCCTGTACGGAAACACTCCAGCATCGTCTCATCCTGAGCTTCATGTGCCAACACGCGCAACTCAATCTGAGAATAATCCCCTGACACAAACACACAATCCGGCCTGGCCTGGAAACAACATCTTAACCTCTTCCCTTCCTCGGTCCGTACCGGTATGGCCAACATGTTCGGGTCCTTGGACGCCAACCTCCCCGTCACTGCTCTTGTCATTGAAATATCCGCATGGATTCTGCCATCCTCCTGTAAATGCCTCGTCAACACAGGCTCAATAAACGTTGATAGTCGTTTGTGGTAGTCCCTGTATGTGAGCACCGTGTCAACAATAGGATGACTCCCTCGCATCTTCTCCAACACTTCTCTATCGAGAGCCAACCGCTTCGTCTTCTTAGTCCGCTTGGGCCCCTTCTGCCTCTCGGACGCGGGCGGCAACAGCCCCATTTTGTCGAAGAACAAGTCAACAAGAAACTGTGTTGATTTGATATTTATTTGCTCGGGCTCAAACCCATACTTCTTCGCAAACCCCTCCACTTCCTCTTCCGCCTCAGCCATACTCATTAAACACTCTTCAGCTTGCTCCTCCATCATCTCTTTATTCACAAACATCCCCACTTCCATCATATCTGCCACTATCGGAACACAATTACAGTCAATGCGTAACATCTCCCAAACACCCTCTGCCTCAATCCTGGGGACCAGTTTCTCCCAAATCCTGTACGTGGCATCAGCATCCCGCGCTGCATAATGGACAGCCTCGTCTACGTCAACATCCAAGATATTCCCTTGCGGCAACGGTACCGACACTTCCAACCCAAGCTTCCTCCACCTTGCTTCCATATCAGCGTGGGTGGCTGCCGGATGTGACAATCTCTTACAAAAGTTCAACAGTTTCTTACTTGCCACCTCCCCCACTTCCTCCCAAGCCTGTGTTGCTATCCAATCCCATTTATCCATACAAGCCCCCTCCACCAAACTCCTGAAACTCTTCATCTCCATCCCACACAGCCCCGACGCAAGAGACTTCAGGTTCAGAGGGAGGTCTTGCAGAATGTGAGCCGCGAGCATCGAATCCCACCACTCCCACTCCACTTCAATCCCAACCTTCTTCAGTATAGGCAAGTCATATAATGCATTATGAAACAACACTTCCCCTCTGTACCTTGCCATAACCCCCCTCAACATTTCC